AATCTCGACGCCACAATCTCTTCCCGCCTTTCTTCTACTGACTCCAGATTAAATAACCTTGATGCCGCCATTTCTTCCCGTCTTGCTTCTTCTGATTCTCGCCTTAATTATCTTGATGCTTCCATTTCTTCTCGAGCCACAACATCAGATATTTGGACCTATTCATCAAGGACACTCACTGAACCGGTCACTCTTTCTATGTCTCAAACTCTCCCAACCAGTCCAACCGAAAATACTGTAGGCCAAGCTCTATATAATTCAGCAACTCAACTTGATGCCACAGTTTCTTCCCGCCTTCCCACATCAAGTTATACTCCCCCCGATAATGCCTCAATCTCTGCCATCAAAACAAAAACTGATCAACTTCAATTCGATGCAGGTAAAGTTATCGCCAAAGCTGAAGTTGTTACGGATAAAACGAACTACTCCTTAACAACTGCTTATGATAGAGCTAAAAATGCCTTAATGGTTTCTGAATACACGGCCCCAGATAACGCCTCCATTTCTGCCATTAAAACCAAAACCGACCAGCTGCAATTTGATACTGGCCGTGTAATTGCTAAAGCTGAGATTGTTGCTGATAAAACAAATTACACATTAACTTCAGATTACGACCGAGCCAAAACCGCTTTAGCAGTTTCCGAATATACTGCCCCTGATAACGACTCAATCTCTGCCATTAAAGCAAAAACAGATCAACTTACCTTCTCTTCCGGTAAAGTCCTGGCTTATATTACGGATGTTGTTACAATCGACTTAGCACAAACCCTACCCGAAACACCACAGGATAATACAGTAGGAAAAGCACTAAAAGAATCAGCCACGAAACTTGATGTTGCCATTTCTACACGACTAGCAACAGAAGATTATATAGCCCCTGATAATACCTCTATTTCGGCCATTAAGGCTAAAACTGACCGCCTTAACTTCACTGAGACCGATGAAGTCATTGCTTTCGTTGCTAGTGTAGATGTTGAGAGCATAGCCACTGGAGTCTGGACTTACTCCACTCGAACAATTACCAACGTTCAGGAGCTTGCAGAAGAGATTTCGCAATACATTAACATCGGGAATGTGGTTGTTATTCCGTTGGCTGCTCAAACCCTGGATGCCGTTACTTATGGCGGCAATGTTGTTGGTTGGTACAATATGCGACTCCGGGCGTCCTGGTTTATCTCCGGGCAGAATCTTGAAGGTCACGAATTTAAGCTTATTATCTTCCGTAAGACCACACCCCTTGAAGCCGCCGCAACTTACGAATCTGGAATTTCCGCCATCCCTTATGAGAATGGAACTTTAATTACCTTCAACGCCGATCCTAATCCGGATCTACTGCCCGCTAGTTATAGCTGGATTATGATTGATAAGACGACTGAAACTGTGATCCTTAAGGGCGATTGGATCATTAATGCTATTCCGAGATAAGTTATGACTCGCAAAGCCGAAGTCCCTGTCCTTTATGGTGAACAGCTCATCCAAAAGCGACCGGCCGTCCATTACCAGCAAGGAATCGAAGACGACGTCGAAGTTACCATTCGTGACTCCGAGGGACAAGTTCTCGATCTGGACGGCTCGCAGGTGATGGTAAAGTTTGCGGACGGTGTCTTGCCGACGGTCGAAGAAGCTAGCCTGGAAATCCAATCTCCTACTAATCCTTTAATATTTATCCCTCCAGAGTCAGTCCGTATACAGGCAGGGGTTTGGACAGTTTCTGTTGGAGTGTTTCGCGATGCAAAGTTAAAACACATCTACAATTTCTGGCTTTACAATGAACCCTCTCCTTGGATAAGCAGTGGCGGGAACACCAATAACACCCTTCCTCAATTAGATGAACTGCGGAGCTATCTACGAGACACCGGATCCTTCGAGAACGAACTGTTTGAAAAGTACCAATATTTCCTTTCGGACATCTGCGAGGCAATTGTTCAAACTGTGCGGCTATGGAACAGCTTTCCTCCTTTACATCATACCCGTACCACCCGAAACTTTAATTACCCTTATCTCCTCAAGCTCGGAATCGAAATTCATTTGATGGAATCTATCCTAGAGTGGGCCCGCAAAAACCGGTTGCCTTTTCAAGGGACTGTTGCAGTGGATGACCTGGCCCGTTTTGATCGTTATGAACAGCTTATTCCACTGAAAAAGCAAGAGTGGCAGGATGGTATTATCCGTACCAAGGCCATCGAGTCTATAGCTCAAAGCTTCCGTCGCATTGCTTAATAGATGAGTACCATCAGGGACCAAAAATATTTTGAACATCTAAAAGGCATTACCACTGCAACGGACTCTGTTTTTCGTTATATCTTTGCCACCCACGAAGGAAAAGACATTCGCCTTTCATGGCAATTACAACCCTCTGCCCCCTCCATTCAAGACGACAAGTTCGAAATATATCGCAATCACAATTTTGGCCACGAGGATAGTTGGCAGAAAATTGCCGAAGTCATAGACGATTGGACTTTCCTTGATACAACAGTCACCTTTCAAACTAAGACCTTTCGCAATCTCGCCTATCGTATCCGGGTATTGATTCCTGAGGAGCATTATTCCCCTCCGATCCTTATTTTTCCACATTTAACAGAACGGGAGCGGCTTATCGCTCGAGCCTTGCTTCGCCGGAAGCTAATTACCCAAAAAAGCCTTCCCCATTTTGAAGGTTACCTCTTTAAACGACTCTGGCAGGGAACGCCTTGTAGTTGTGCAGACACATTAACTGGGGAGCCTACCAACTCGGACTGTCCCATTTGTTTTGGAACGGGAATTACTACGGGTTATTGGCGAAATCCCAAACCATTAATTCTCAATGTTGCAGGTCCCTTTACTGCTGCCATTCTTTTTGATTACCAAAACCTGTTTCTGGGCACTTCTGAACCGCAACAGACCGAGGCAATTGTACCGGCAATTTATCCGGTTGACCTGGGAGATGTTTGGGTCCCTAAAACCCATTTTCCCCGTTTTTATGTGGTCCAAACGATTGTCGAGTCCGAGTTTAAAGGGATTCCGATTGGTTATCGTTTAGTTCTCCGACAAGCTAGTAGATCCGACGTAATCTATAGTCTGCAGATCCCCTAGAGATGTCATCCGGAACTGAATATCGAGCACCTTTTGACTTTCGTCTTGGAAATATCGCCCTGCCTATTTTGCAGGACTTTTATGATCGTGTCTGTCCCAAAGGAGTCAATCGGCAGGACGTCACGGGGCTAATCCATCGTCTTCTTACTAGCTATTTTTCGAATCCCGATAACATCCGGAACGAAGCCCTCAAAGACCGTGTCTACCGTAGAGACGAAACCACAGGAATACTGATTGAATCCGTAGGACACTTTAGACCCGAACTGGCCGAAAAGCGTCCTGCGATTCTGATTCGACCTGGTGAATGGAAAACGGTCGATATCGGGCTACAGAATCAAATGATAAATGCGGATGTTTATCAACCTACTACAGAATACATTCTCATAGTAGAAGGGACGCATAATATAATTACTGTGAGCAAAAATCCGGCTGAAACAGAAATTTTGGCTGATGAAGTCTTTAAGTTTTTGAATGTCCTTAGGATTGTAATTCCGTCGGTTACGCCGATTTCTTTGTTTAGGGTTTTGGGGATCTCGGAACCAAAAGCAATTCCGGAACAGCGAACGCATTTCTATTGTGTTTTACCTGTACGTTATCAAATTCAGCAGATATTCACGATTAACTTCCAGACGAGCTCGTAACCATGCCTGATCTCTGGGGGCAAACTGTTAATTTTGGTGGGATCCTCCTAGGTGATCGACTTCTTATTAGCCTTAAGACCTATAAAGCGGGGGATCCTCCTCAAGAAGAGACCATCAGTTTTGGTGGTATTGTCATTTCCTTGCAGGTACCTTATGTCCGACCAATCCAACGTCTTTATAGTATCGTTGGGCCGGACCTTTGGTACCTAACCTTACCAGCGATCTTGGTGAATGAAAACAGGATGGAACTAAATGTCTTGGTGGCGGATGCGGAACAACACAAGGCGGCTATTGATAAGTTCATTAACGTCTGCGATCAAAATGCTATCACGGCCTTGAAATTGGAATTCACACCCTCGAGTTGTGCTAATTCATCAAGCCCAAAGAAGATGATCTTTACGATAAATAAACCCATTGCATCCGCCTATGTGGTGGCTGTGAACTCACGGGAAGGGGCTCCGCTACTACAGGTTTCGATGTCGCTGATGTATAGCTCGATCGAATTAGACGTACAACCGGCGTCTTAATAGGACTAAATAGGATGATCGTAGATGTCTCGAATACCGCAACTTACTCCTTCGTACCCTCAGAATTTGGGAATTCGTCTGGGTATCGTCACGGCAACCTTTCCGCATTTAGGCTTTTATAACGTTCTAGATTATCAGGGCTCTTATGTGACCTGCATTGCAGCGAGCAATGCAGGTCACAGTGTTTTAGGTACGGAAAATATAGGCATCTATCCAATTGGCACTCATGTGGCTTATTTCTATATCCCGGATTCAGGTCTTGGTGTCATTATTGGGGCCATTCCAGAAAAGATCCTAATGCCCCATGCCTATAAACTAGAGGAGCTGGTTCCGGGTTCTGCTATTGGGCATTTTATCGATCCTGTTCTTAACAAAATTGAAGAGGGTCTTGTGGAGCTAGAGGAGTTTGATCAGTATCGTGGGGCCTATATTGATGCTCTTCCAGGGGATCTCGCACAGATCTCTCAAAGCGGAGCGGCCATTTTCTCTTCCCCGTTATTGGTGGGACTAAAAGCAAACGAATTTTGTGGAGTCTGGGCCAATTACATGGACTCGTTATTACGGCTTGCGGGATGGAATTTCCAAGAATGGACCTCTGGTTATGAAAAAGCTGTCCATGTCAATTGGAATCTTGTATGGGAATATGAAGGGCACGGAGCCACGATCTTCGAACAGCTCGGCTTCCGTCGATCCTTCGAACCTAAAGGATCGACATTCTGGAAACCCGATCGAAAGCCTGGAAAGAGTAACGAACGGCTCGGACCACTCGAGATTGCCTACGACAACCAAGATCGGGAATTAGGAATCCCAGACGACGAGACACCTAAAGAGGAAACCTCTAGCACTACAACCCAAGAACCAGAACAGCAGTCGGATATTCCTGAGGTCAAAATTGGCGGGCGGCTGGGGAAGTATCGGCTTCCAGTCCATACCCGCCAGTTCTGGGGAGGCATCCTTGCTCCGGGTGGCGTTCAGTTTGTCTTTTCTCAGCCCGATAGCATTGAAGGTTACCGCACAGAGTTAACGGATCAGGATGAGGATGGTGGCTCTACGGATGCTATCTTCCCGCGGCCTTTGGTACAACAGGGAGTTACTCATACCGGCAATTGGTATGTCAAGACAACAAACTCAATTCTCTTGTGTAAGTTCCCCTGGGTTTCGGCACCTCTTCGAATTGTGGACATCGATGAGAAAGCAGGATCAATTAATAGAGCCCGTGTGGAACTAGCCGAAAAGTACCTTTATCGGAGGGATCTAAACAACAAGGATAAACGCTTTACCACCATCCGTTGCACTAGCGTTTATGACATTCAGAATTTCATCACCAACTGGGAGGCTAAATTAGGCTTCTGTGTCTTTAGTGACAAATTCGAATTCATTACAGAAAGCAAGCAGGCAGGATCACAATTTCATCAATACCGTAACGAAAAGCCACTTTTAAAGCGACAGCGGCGAGGAGCATCCTTCATTTTTATGGATCCCTATGGAGACATCCTCTTGGAGAATGGAGCCGGTGCAGCTATCGAGATGATTGGCGATACAATCAGAATCAGTGCTCCGGGCGGGGTCTATATAGACGGTGGGTATCAAATCAAGCTCTTTTCCAATCACATCATCAACCTTGCCGAACGGGAACACAATGTTATCTGTGGTAAACAGCATGCGGTTTTTGTGGTCCGAAAACCTAATCCTGGAGAGCCCGATCGTCGAATTCTGACGGGTTTAAAAATCTTTGTAGACAAATCAAATCGAGGACGGGTGCTCATTCCGAGAGATGCTTTGGCTCAAATCTATCGGATCAACGCAATGGAAATCGTTGCCAATGATGTTGCTAATCTTGCCAATTCTGATCTCTCAAATAGACTTAAAGAGGCAGATTTCTCCTTGCTCGGAGATGATTTAAATCCGATCGCCTCTGCCACTTATCCGGTTCAACGTTGGGCATGGCATTACCAAGAAAAGATTGGCGGCGAATATGAACAATCAAAATTAGTGGCTCCAGAGCGATTTTCGGTCGCTCCTTCAACTTTTACATTGAAATCCGGCTCTAAGGAGCCTGAACCTAGCACAGATGAGGACAAGCTTCTAAATAAAGAGTTTAAGGACGAATTCGATCCCGATACGGTCTATCCGCTTTTGGTAAAGAAAGGTGGGGCGAACGACTATAGCATTTAGGAGAGGAACATGATAGAGAATCTGTTGCGTTTTGTTCCGATTGTTTCAAGAGATGACGTTACGGTCCAACAAGCGGATTCCCAGGAGTTTCTTAATGCCATTCTGTCTGGGAATCCTTTCCGCAAAGAGTACCAGATCGATAAGGTCGTTATTGGTTTCGTAAGTCCGCCCTTTGATATCTTTAATAAGGAATTGACGATTGATGACCTTTTTGTCGGCTGCTTGGATTTTATTGTCGTAGGGTCACAGAAAATTCTTCCGCCCCAATCCCAGAGACCTTTGGAAGAACGGATGAAAACGATCAAAACGGTTCTATTCCAGCAGCCGTCGCCACTAGCATATGTGGTAGTGCAAAAGTTTGTGGAGTTTTTCTATTTGTTCCAGAAACTGCTATATGGTGTTTTGGATCCCCATTTTTTCGTAACAGGCTCCACCGGATCGTCGTCGAACTGATTCTGAGAAAATATCCGGAGCGTTGCCTGGACAAATCTTGGACAGCTACGGTTTATCGTCACTGGGCTTTGATGCTTATCCGCGAGCAGGATCGCCTTCTGGTAAGGTTGGGTTATCTTATAGGAAAGCCTTCATTGGAGGCTGCCCGTATGTTAGAGGAAGTGCTCCGGTATCCTATGACCCTCGAACAAATTATCGACATGGTCCTCCGTGAAAAGCGACATGAATCGCAAAAACCCTCTCGAACTGATTGAAATTGAACAGACGATAGCTCCTCTCTTGGAGGATCGACCGAAAATTGACTTCTCCTTAAATATCCCTACAGCCCCTGATTTTAAGCTCGATGGTTTTGTTGAGGTCACCGATACAGAAAACGTTAAAATCGACTTCCCTAATCCGCCCAGATCAGTACCTGACCTTAAACTAGCAGGTCCCCTAGAGACAATCGACATCGAGCCTCCAAAGCTCGAATCACCTGTAACCATCCCCTCCCAATCAGATCTCAAATTAGCCAATCTCCCAGAGACAATCGACATCGAGCCTCCAAAGCTCGAATCACCTGTAACCATCCCTCCTCAGCCGGATTTTAAACCGCTCGAATTTCCAGAGATCGCAGATACCAAGCTGCCAAGTATCCAAATCCCCATAAACGAGCCCGCACAAATTGCGGAGACCAATCCGTTAAAATTCGAACCCCGAGAGATTTCTACCGAATCCAATATCGATATCCCAGAACCACCCGAATCCATTGAAACGGAACCATTCGAAATCCCGCCTATCCTTAGACCCCGAACACCTCCACTTTTTAGAAATCTCCGATTCGACCAAACACCCTCAGCGGCAACGCTTCCGCTTTCAGATATTTCCGTACCCACAGCTCCCGAGAACCCTCGCTTAGAAAACCTACGAATTCCGACGTCAGAAACCACAATCGCTGCATTGAACATTCCCGTGCTAGAACCTCGTCAATTTGAGGATATCTTACCTATTCGGCTTGAGCCTCAAAGGGTACCAGCGTTCGAAGCTCCCTTTGTTCGTGCGAATCTACCACCCCTTTTCAATATCAAAGTCCCCGAAGAGCCCATCGATGACCTATTACCACCACAACCCGAAATAGATCAAGAAGTTCCCTTACGCCCCGAAGGCCTCCAACAGGAAGCCTTAGTTAAACAAGACGAGCAGTTAATCCCTGAAATAATACAAGCTCCTGACATAGAAATTGATCTCAGACCCCCACAGGTAGATGCAGCACTTGGTCAGATACCGCATGTTTATTCCGATATAGGTCAAATACCGACCACAAATGCAGAACTTGTACCCGAGGTCCGTAATGCTTCCGCAACGGTTCCAATGGGAACAGGCCAGCCATCCGGAAGTTTGACAGCAGGTCTTACACCTAACGTAGTCCGTTTAGCACCTGGAACACGTTTTTCCGTTCGAATTGGTGAACATTTTGGTGTGATTTCGTTGATATAGCCATGCCTGCATTGTTTCTAAATCATGCTCAAGGAACATTAATCTATGCCGGAGAGGACTCCGGTTTTCCTGCTTTATTTAAGTTTGGGACTCTTGATGTCGAGCTAGTGTATCCCATTTTTTATCCCCCGTTTTTCGATCCTCGACAAATTGTTCTCACCGAACACGATCAGCGGACAACGGGAGCGATTATCAATTACCTTAAAATCGAGGGGATCGTAGCGGCAACGGCCAATACGACTATCTCGGGCGACACCTATGTTCATGTATTCGGACAAAAGCCTTTAACTGTCTACGTCGGAGGTTCGGCTTTCGTTAAGGTCTGTGATCCAGAGAAGGGACGAGAAGGCGAAGAAATTCATCCTCTAGATTACCTTCTAAACCTTGCTGACGCGACAGCGGCTTCAGTGCTGAATAAACTGTTATACGTCCAGCTGGGAGATTTGTATCTGTATGGTCCATTAGTGCAAATCCAGACACAAGTTAACACTGGCCAAACCCCCCTCTTTTACGACTTCATGTTAACCTTTTGGGCTAAAAGTACTCGTGTCACGTCGTCATAGCTATGTACATTACCAAAGGGCGAGCTTTTTTGCAATTTATAACCGGAGAGACATTCGATGTCTCACGGTTTAAGTGCACTTACGATCTGATTACAGAGCCAGACGTCGGGCGTATTCCAAGAGCGGAAGTTACTATCCCTTTGGGCACAAGCATACAAACCGGTACCACAAATGCTGGAGTAGCTCTTGTCGAGAATTTTGAATACTTCCGCTTCAACATCTGCTCATTATTTGTCGACACGGATACTGCTGCCTTTCAAAATCCGCAATGGACAAATTCAAAAATCGGAACATATAGGTACCAATTATTTGTCGGTTTTCCCATTGCCGTAGCGGAATCATTTGTTGGTCAGAATGAAATAACGGTTGTCCTTATACACTGGTTGGCATTCCTAGCTGCTCCTTATATCTTCAATCTCGTCATTCCTCATTTGGCCATCGGAGAGCTAAGTCGCATCTATCCGAATCTGGGTGTTGTTGTTCCCGAGGATGTACATATCCTTATAAAGCTTTCCCAGATACCACAAGCTCTATTCCGGAAAATGACCCGTGAGGTGGATAGAAGCCAGTGGGACCTGTGGTGGCATGTCTTATTCCCGATTCTTGATATCATCATTCGTCTAGCCACGGTGGTTGCCTCTAGATGGAGAGTCGACAATCGTGACATAACCTTCCGATATCTAGGTACCCTTGCTCGCAGAGCATTATGGTCAACCAATCGTGTCCTTTCTAGCATTCCTATCCATTTTTCTCATATTGAAAATAATCCCGAGATTCCGAAGCTCTTGCGGCGGATGTTACCTGGTTATGCAGGAGGATTCCGTAAGGTCATCCGGAAGATGGTCGATGTCATCCGTCGAAATATGATTTCCGATATTGGAACAATGTTGGCAGCGGTGCAGACTAACGAACAAGCTCAAAACTACGCAAGCCCACTTTTATTCCTTTTAACGTGTCTCCAGCACTTTCATTGTGCTCTTGTTCCATACCCTACTTTCTATGGAATCATCCCGTTCTGTCTCGGACTTCAGGATTATTGGAAGCCTAATAACAAGGTTACGGTCCTTCCAGGCGACATTTACCATCTAAATCTAAGTCGCCAACAAGACATAAGTATGCTGCCACCGAGGATTATCCTCGCCATTCAACCTGAGACCTCTAGTGTCGGGAATCCAGCTGAGGAACATCTTGCCCTTGTGTCAGTCTCTGGATTCTACAAGTCAAAATTCTGGAAGTTCGGATACATTCGGTCGGTCATTCTTCCATTCTTTTACCGTAACATCAAAAGCATTGATATAAAGACAATCGACGACGATTTTGAGAAAAAATTGTTACAGTTGGCCAATGAAGAAGAGAAAGATCTGCAGCGACGAGCTCAACTTCGAAAGGAAGATAAAGCCATAAGCCTTGTGGCCCGCATCTTTGCGGACCTCTATGCTCATTACAGCTATATTCTTCATCAGATCCAGAATCGGGTCATTCAAGTTACAACGCCTTTCCGAGGAGATATCGCTCCGGGTTCGACCATTCGCATTCAAATCGCCCATCCGTATGATTTAACAGATAATCGTACTGTTTGTCACCTACAAGGAACCGTTTCACAGGTACAATACCTTGGGGATAGCCAACAAGGGCTTTTCTCTAATTACACGGTCATAGGTTGGCGTATCCTGCCTGAGGTTTATCATCCCGATTTTTCAACAGCCATACATCCGATATACGGCACCTTCTGGAAGGGCGAAAATCATTTGTTATCAATACCATTATCTTAGTGATCTAGGTCAACCATGCCCAACGAACAACTACAAGAGCTTCTGAATCAGTACCGCCAGACGAAAGACAAACAGGTACTCAATCAAATTATGGACATCTTAAACCCGCTGATCACGAAAGGAGTTAGAACCTTCGGCGGGGGAGGAGATGAGGCTTATTTAAACGCCCGTGCGAGACTAATCGTTAAACGGGCGATTGATAACTATGATCCTAAGAAAGGTCGTCTAGAAAACTACATTATGCTAAGTCTTCAAGAACTCAGACGTAGAGCGGCCGAGAGTAAAAGTGTCTTAAGTTCGTCAGAATATATGAGGCTTCAGCAAAAGAAATTGTATGAGTCCGAGAAGGAACTGGAAGACCGTCTAGGAAGACCACCATCAGATCAAGAGCTCGCTGACTATTTGGGCGTATCCTTAAGTAAAATCAGCCGTCTACGCAGTGCCCAAGGAGGGTCTGTGGGTAGTAGTGTCGGAGAGATGGCTGTCAAACTTCCTCAATTCGGAGAATTAAATGAAGCCCAGCGACTATGGCTTGATACAGTCTATTTGGATGCCTCGCCAGAAGATAAGGTGATTATGGAACATTATTTTGGTCTCCGAGGTAGAAAACCGGCTACTTTCGAAGAAATCGCTAAGCGACTGAAAAAATCCATTGGTTACGTGCATGGGCGTGTCCAAAAAATCAACAACGAGCTGTCGCTGCTTGAAAGTCTACGGTAATGCCCGAGCAGGAACGTAAAAATCCACACACATCCGAAGTAATTAATAGTCTTCAGGACCACCAGAAGTTTTTATTTTACGTTCTTAACAACCAGTTCCGACAGTTCAAGCTAGATTCCCTCATTGAAAAAAGTGCCGTCAACTTTGATTTTCCCCTCAAGACCTGGTTTTACCATCCAACTCAGGATGATATGAGTAAGGACCTTAAGAAATTCAAACGGGATCAAATAAACCAGGAACGATTCGATCAATACTATGAAGAAGAAGGAAACCTGATTACACTTTGGGCACTTACGCTAGAGCAGGCAATTCTGGACCATATTGAACGTGCATATCACGATAAATGTAAAACTCCAAATCGAGCCATCGCCCACATGGCAGCTCGTTTACGGATACATGGTAGCAAGCATGGTTATTGGCAATGGTTACACGACATTCTGGACCAGCTGTATAACGAAGAACCGTTCCCATTAGAGGGTTCGGATTAATGGGTTATGCAGTTTGTTACTTTCAATGCATTAATGGTCGTTGGGTAAACCGCTCATCTTTTAGTTGCTGTTATTGGCTCTCCGACGATCCTTCAGGACAATCGTGCGATCAGGAAGGATCGTTCACTCATAGACTCTGCTGGGATCCTTCTATTCCCGACGAACCTCGTTGCTTCTTCGTCTGCTATGACAATGTCTGGTACTATCTTCTTTATCCAAGTCTAAGGACTAATTGTATTTACGGTGACCCGTTTTATGAAAAGATAGGAGTTTATCATCACTGCTGCGTCACTAATATCCCCGCCTGCATTAATGGATTTCTCTATTCTGTACCTTGCCACAGTGGACGACCCACAACTGACTGTGAACGCTCGGTCATTGATTGGCAGTGTGTCGAACAGATTCATCGTATTCCTTGGGAAAATGAAATCATTGAAGAGAGTATCTTTTCTTGGAAAAAGATTCAAGGAAATTGTCCCCAAGGTTGCCGAGAAGTACCGCCTTCAGTTCCGTGCAATGCAGATATCAAAGATCAAGTTATTACAACTCCATGCGAAAGCTCCTCGAATTGTAAGACATCCTGTTTCAACTATAGCTGCATTTTCGTATGTAAAGAAGTTGATGGTCGCCCTACGCTTGTTAAAGCCTTCGATACCTGTGCTCTAGGTTTTAAGTGTGCCTGCCCCAATATAGATCAAACGGACTACAGTCAGTATCTATGTAATGAGCATAATCTTAGAAACGTTTACACCTTCAATTGCATTCCTCTCTTAGATATCTCAGACCCCCGCGTTAAGTGCGAAATATCAAGATGCCTCTGGTTATATGAAAATCAAGCTTGGATCGAACTGCAAGGTTGTGAGGATTTCGTAGACGAACTACATACTACGACTTCTTCAACAACGTCAACCACGTCAACAACCACATCGACCACCAGTACCACAACTTCCACTACCACAAGTACAACGGAAGAACCACCCGAGGGAACGTGTCTGTTCATGTGGGACACGGGAACATTACGCTATGTGCTAGTCTCTTCCGCCTGTGCTCAAGGTTATGTCTGTCCAATACTCTGTGAATATCAAGGCGATGTTGTAATCGTACCTTGTGTGCAGACACCGGAAACAGCAGAGTGCTATTGTCTTAATTGTGGCGTCCAATTGTATCAAGAGCCCAACCGCGGGCATGATTATTATCATTACAAATTATCTCGCAATCCTTGTCATTCTGTCGGTTGTGGTTGCGTCTTTACAGAAGTTCCTGTTAAGCTTTTGATGTATACTAGAGACGATCACTGGGAGGATACAACAGGATTAGACGCAGCACCTCTTCCAGCCACACCGCAATACCTACTATTTGGCGGTTATCGCTACCTTACACCAGATCATGAACCATACTATATAGCTCTTGAGTTTCCAGATAACGTTTATTTCCGTTGCCGATCTCAAGAGTCCAATGTTCATGACTGTCTGGCTTGGACAGAAGCCGAAATAGATTTAAGATACTGTTGGGAGTTTAGCCGTCCACGAGGATGTCCGACCGGCTGTATGCCTGATTGTCGAAATATTGAGAACTTGGCAGGCACGCAGCTTTCGAAGGTTCTGCTTCGTTGTATTTCGAAAGAATACGCTGTTCAATTAGGTTATCCGTGGTATGCAAGGGACAATCATCAATGGCTTTATCAACCAGAAGGTAATAACTGGGAGTATGATCCAGATTATTGGGCCAGCCCTTGTATGTGTCCTGCACGTTGCCGCTTCCGTGCAGTCCGCATGACACAACACAACTTACTTGTCTGGCAATTCGTTGATTTTGTAATTCCGCAGGGAATTGTTCTAACAAAAACCCTCGAAGCTGGATGTCAATGTGTTTATCCTGATCGTCCACCCACTAGAGAAGGTGAGACAATCACCGTCCAGGCCCTTTGGAGACAGGCCCCTTGGGGAAATCCCCCTTGGCAGGAGTCGCGACTCACTTACGACACAATGGTCGGCATGGCATATTGCATCTACACTAATGTTTGGGGCACATTTATAGATATTCACGCAGAGCCTATAGCGGAAAGTGATTTCGGCGATCTATGTCGTCCACTTCCTATGTTACCGGCCACATATGGACCTTGTATCGTTGTGGACGGAGAACTTCCTCCCACTACGTCGACAACGACCTCCACAACATCATCATCCACCACAGAAGAACCCACATCCTCAACATCATCATCCACCACAGAAGAGCCCACATCCTCAACATCATCATCCACCACAGAAGAGCCCACATCCTCAACAACATCATCCACCACAGAAGAGCCCACATCCTCAACAACATCATCCACCACAGAAGAACCCACATCCTCGACGACATCCTCTACCACAGAAGAACCCACATCCTCGACAACATCCTCTACCACAGAAGAGCCCACATCCTCAACGACGTCTTCAACAACATCATCCACTACAGGAGAACCGATGTCTTCAACAGGTGAAAGTTATGGATGCTCAGATTGTGCTTGTGAATGGATTTCGGAATACGACTGGGAAACTGGTGAAGTTTATTGGATGTTGTCGGCTTGGTGCTCAATTGGTTACGATTGTACAGGATGCAATTACTGTCCCGAACCTTCATTCCCGCCAGAATATTCCGGGCAAATTACCTATACTCAATGTAGTCCATAGTTCATTATGTCTTTGACGAACCATGAATAACTGGAAATGCCTTTGTTGGATTCCAGAAATTCCCAGTCCGCGTGACGGTGCGGTTTACATTACCGATTGTAGTTACATTCAAGCAACGCCCTGTGGGACTTCTTGCCAATGGTATTGTGACCCTCAAACCTTTACATGGATATTACAACGTCCTTGTCAAGAAGGATGCGAATGTGATCTTCCTCCTCATGATTGCACTTGTGATAATATCTGCGAGACCTTCTTCAGCACGTGCTTCGGCTATGTTACAACCACAACAACCACCTCAACCACGACAACTACTCAAGAACCTCCAGATTGTGGTCAATGTACCTGGTATTGTGGTTGTAAAGAGGTTGATGGCGTTATTACTTGGTATTGGCTACAAACCAAAGCATGTGCATTTCCAGATGCCTGTGACTGTCCTCTTCCGGAAGAAGAATGTACGGTAGAAAAAGCCTGCGAGACGAGGAAGCTAGATTGCACATTATCTGATGAGTGGTATCTTATCTCGGAACCAACAGGTCCTTGTGGTGTTTGCAAATACCGGAAGGTTGACCTCTATAGCTATACCATAGAAGCATACGGCTGCATTCTTACATGTGACTGTCCGACCGGCTTCTCGAATATCCGTATCCGTAACCCCGTTTTCTGGATCGTTTGTGACCCAGGCGGCGGACTTTGGAAATTCACTTTTGACCAAACCTACCGCGTTGACGATCCCTTCATTGTCTATAGCTACGATATCTTTGCCTTCTTCCCGTCCTTAGAGCAGGACTATCACATAACCGCCGGGACCTTCGTTGTCAACGAATTTTCGGCATCAATTCAACAGGACTATGTAATTAGTGGTGGTCGGTTCCCTGAGCCCGGCATCTTGGACTTTACAGGAAGCGTGACGGAAACAGAGGTTATCGAGGATCACGAATTTGAGTCTGTCTTTTTGACGCTAGACTTTAGCTTCGATGCATATTACGATCCCGTCCCAACTGTAGAGTTTATCGTCCCAGATCCCATCGAGATTGACACCTATGTCGATGAAACTTACATCCTCGATGGGGGTGAATTCAGCATTTACGATCCATGTGCAACCGGCGTTTGCCTATATGTTTGGTATAATGACACTTGGTACCTTGTCGAGAATCTCTGTCCTTGCTCTTGTTATCCTCCTACTGTCGCGGGACAATATAATGGAGAATTAAAACGAGGCATTTGTAAGATCATTCCACCTAGCCGAATTCGTGAGGGAGTCATTCAAGAATACGTATTGGATTCTGGAAGTGTCGAGATCTGGGAACTTTCAGGGGTCCTTGAAACGGAGCAAACCTATGAAATCATTGGAGGTACCTTTACACTCGAAGAGCCTGAAAGATGTGTTGGATGGTGTATCTACATTTGGAATGGGCAGGAATGGCTCGAAGCCAGTAACTTCTGCTCCTGTAACTGCTACCCACCAGAAACCTCAGGCAATTACTACGGAGAAATCCGATATGGAACCTGCAGCTAAGAAATTAACCATTGGAATGGCAACCTATGATGACTATAATGGTGTCTATTTCACCGTTAAGGCATTACAGATTTATCATCCTCATATCGTCAACCAAAGCGAGATCTTAATTGTAGACAATAATCCCGACAGTCTTCAGGGGAAGGCCATAAAAGAGTTTGTTAATAAATTTAAGCGACTTGCAATCCGATATGTTCCATATAAAGAGCGTATAGGCACCTCAGCCGCCCGGGAGCAGGTGGTTCAGAATGCCACCACGGACTGGGTACTTGTCTGCGATTGTCACGTTTTCTTTGAGATCGGAGCACTTGATAGTCTCCTTGAATATATTGAAAAACATAATCCTGTCGACACACTTATCCAGGGTGTGATCCTAAATGAAGATGGAGAGTACGGATACACCCATTATCTTCCCAAGTGGCGTGGGGGTCTGTATGGGATTTGGGCCCCTGTAGTCCCGAGGAGTGTTCTTGAAACCATGGAGCCTATGGAGATTTTGGGAACGGGTCTAGGAGTTTTTGTCTGCAATAAAAACTTCTGGCCCGGTTTTCATCCGCACCACAAAGGATTTGGAGGTGAAGAGATCTATATCCATGAGAAATATCGTCAAAAGGGCGGCCAGTGTATTCTGCTTCCGTCGCTTCGTTATTATCACAGATTTGGTTACAAATTCCTAGGTCGCCATCCCTATCTAGACAGCTATTATCATCGAGCCCGGAACTATGTCCTTGAATTCATGGAGCTTGGATGGGATATCGAAACTGTCCGTGAGTACTATGTCGGTCATGGTTACATCACGCCTAAAGATTGGGAACATCTTATTGCTGATCCCATAAATCATGATACTCACCCAGGGCATATTGCACCCGATGAAAAGCCAAAGACCGTTCCTGCAGCGAGTATCCCTCAATCAGATAAAGCTCCAGTTCCTACAGAAACGTCTATATCCCCCCAAGACCAAAGACGCATCCAACTTGAGCAGCAAATCAAGGCCGTTCAGCAATTAGCAGAAGAAATTGTTAAGACTCAAGATCTTGATGAGGTTCTTCAGAAGTACGGTACCCGCAAAGAGAAGGTGCCTTTTAACGATCTTAACCTCCAAAAAACTCTTATTATTTCCGCGGATGCCCTCGATCTACCCCTTCAGCTGTTATTCCATGCCCCCGCTCAAAGCCTTTTTGTTGTTCTCAGTAACCGCATGACGGACATGATCATTCTTGATGCCCTCATGAAAAAGGTCGCAGGGTATATGGACCTCCGCCATAGCAATTATCCCCTTCTTGAAATCTACCAGCCCGCGGATGACTGTACCCTCCTTGCCATCGATCTTACCAATCAGGATGAAAGCCTACTGTCATTCCTAGAGAAATTTGTCCCGCGAACGCAGCAGGTCTTATTCTATAACATCGAAAGAAACCCCGAAATCACTGATAAGCTTAGCACCTTTATGCTGAACAAGTTCCCGAACTTTGCTGTTCGGGAGGCCGAATCACACCTTTATATTCTGTTTGATCGGAATGGCCCCAACCTGAGTCTCCCCACGATCTTTACACGGCTTTTGACTTATTCCAAATCGATAGGAAAACGACTTACGGGCGAGTCGCAACGGGTTCCTGATGAGGAAGTTCAAAGGCGGTTATCCATCTGTGGGCGTTGTGAGTATCGGAGGGGAACCAAATGTACGATCTGCGGCTGCTATCTTATCAATGGTTTAGCAAACGACGGGAAGGTCTTTTGGTCCGCCGAGAAATGCCCAAAAGACAAGTGGTAAAAATACGCTTATGATAAGCTTTTACCGCAAAATTATTACCGAGTGTAAGATCCTCAAGAAACACGAACTTGTTGAATTATGGAAACGGTGGAAGCAGCACAAAGACGAAGATGCTTATCACCAGCTCATTTTCTCCCAGCTTCGCCTCGCCTACCAAATTGCCGACCGTCTGAAACGTTTTTATCCACATGAATGCGAGGATGATGTCAAGTCGGAAGCGACACTAGCCGTTATAAATGCCCTCAAATGGTGGGACCCCAAAAAGGGGAACCTATCAACCATTACAACCATTGTCTGCTATCAAAGGATCTGTAAGTACCTTTTGGTTAACCGTTACATCATTCGCATTCCCTATCATGTCTTGCGGCAGATTAACAAACTAGAAAAGGTCGTCCATCCGGAGGTTCAGGAATTAATTAAAAACCTATCTTATCTTAATGAACATACTCAAGTTCGCTCAGACTCTTCTCCTCTTGATAACCTAATAACTGCCGAAAGTAACGAACGTCTAAGGGCGGCTTTGGATAAGTTACCTCCTCTCAAAAAAGAGATTATCCAGCAATATTACGGCTTTTTTGGTGCACCAAAAACTGTCCAAACATTAGCTAAAAAATATAATATGAGTGAGTCGGACATGCTTAAGCTGCTTTCCGACTGTCATGAAGAATTGAAAAGGAATATAGTCAACGAGCTCCAGAAGGACGAGCAACAGTAAAATCCCGGTGTAATTGTTGTTCGTTGTATGACGATAGTCCTGTGGACTTTCGCAGAAAGCTAGGTCATCATTAGTGGACGGAGGGAAGAAGTCGTGTTAAGATTAAAACGTTATCGTGGTCAAGGTGTTCACATTGGGGAGAATATCTATATCAAGATCATTAGAATCGATAAGGATGGTTGTGTAGAATTGGGTATTAGTGCCCCAGAGGATGTCAAGATCCTTAGGACTGAATTAAAATATCGGATGAAGGCGAACGGGAAAATATCAGAAACCACAGTCACCACACCTGCTAAGGAGGATAAATAGGGGAGCCTGTTTATGAAGATCGTGAAGATTGCCGCTGCTGAAACCCTCGGAGAAGGTTTGGATCTTAACTTCGCCAAGAAGCTTAAGGTGATTATTGAGGCGGAGAACTATAGGGATCTTTTACATTTTGAAAAGGTCACTAGGACGGTTTATGATGCCCTTGGAGAACGCATAAGCTTCGAATCGCTAGGTCGTCCCGACAGGATCTATTTCGTTGATGAAGAAGGAAACGATATCCCAATGGATAATCATCCTCCAAAATCGCCCTATAAAATCCGGGGTGAATTCACAGTACATCGTCTCTAATGGCTTGACATTAACAGTTTTAAGTTGAACGGAGGTAGGGAGAAAGGAAAGTCCTCCAGACAGAAGTGGGGGGCCTTCTTATCCTCCGTTATAACGATCTCCCGCCCTAGAGCTGGCCAGTTTGTGTGGTCAGCTCTTATTTTTGTAATCCAGAACTTAGCCAAGACCCGCTCTGCAACCTCCTGACGAGGACAGTACAAGAGCCACTGTTGGCTTTTACCCTCCAAAACAGCTTCCAAAATGTTCCTTAACCAACGCAAGAACGGATTGAACTGCAAGGAAAGGATCTCAGGGGAGGATAAGGCTCGAATAGGAACCCAACCGAAAGGATAATCACTAAGGTAGAAATAATTCTGACGAATCTCATCTCGAAAGCTTACATAGGGAAGGAATATCTCCTTAAGCTGAGCATGATAACCAAATAGTGGCTCCACAGCCTGAGTACAACTGGTTTTATAAAGATCCATGAGAATAGACATAAAATATGGACTTATTCGCTTATGAACAAAACAAGGGATCTGTTCGGAGGCACAAGCAAACTGAATCCACCTTAAAGCCAAGGAAGGAGAATCAAAACCCACATCGACTCGACGGCCACCATACTCTAGATAGCCTCGATAGATCGTCTTTGTTTCATAGTGTAGAATATGCGTCAATACAAAGGGTATCTGAGCCAGGATCTCGCCGGTCTTCGCATGTCGCCATATTTGTTGGTTGAAATCCACGATTATAGGAGGTGTCTTAGGTAGCATGACGAGGGGGTATGAAGTCGCCGGACGCTTTTGTAATTTATTTACTTGGAAAAGAAGACTCGGTCCATGCCAAGATTTAAGCCAGCTCCGAACCACATAGGGCAAAGAAAGCTTCTTAAGCTGCTGGAGGGTCGTAAGATTTTCCTCCTCAATAATTGCGATTGCAGGATTGGGTGCCCAGAGATGAAGACCGGCAATAGATAGCTGAGGATGGGCTAGGATAGGAACAAGGGTGTGCGTTTCCAGGTTCCGGTTAATAAGCTTAAGGGCATTTAATAAGTCCTGGAAAAGCAAAAAGGGCTTGTCGGCGGTAACTTGTTGATAAATAAGGTGAAAAAAGGCTTGTCCGAAGGGATGCCACGAGATGCTTCGAATACGCCTACGACCAATAAACCAGACTCCGGTAATATAGCCTGGGACGGTCTTGGTGATAATAAGGTGCTTAGGGCGAATCGGTTGCGACTGACCCTTAAGAGCGGCAGCAAACGATTTCGGATCCCCAAGTCCTACTGTCCAAGGAAGCAAATCCGGAGGGATGTTTGAAATCAAGTGGTTATAGGGGCTGTTTTGTAGGAATTTTTGAGTCTGTTTAAGGTACTGGAAGGCCTCCTGTGATTTTTTAACGGCAAATGTCTTGTGCTGCTCAAGAAAGGTAATATAATCTTCAGGTTGTGGATCTAATAGAGGCAAAATTAGCTGAATAGGTTTAACTCCGCATTCACAGGCAGCAAACCCTGCAAGGAATCGAACTAATTGGAGGCAGCTCTTGCAACAGTATGCCGACAGCTCTGATCCCATTGATTTTCTTGTCCTTGTCAAAGATTAAAATTTGATGTAGAAATGTCCTAAATCATTTCGATATGAACATCGACTTTAGTAGCCCTTGGAGGATTGTGTATGACTTACCCCGAGTTGGTTGCAGCTGTTAAGAAACTAGCCAGCTCTCGGAAGCAGTTGTCTCGAGATCAATACGAACAACAGGCTGAAAGGCTTATTAAAGCCGCCGAACCTTATGGGATGGCCGGACTTATTCGGTCTTTATTATTTGCACCTACGGGTATGGAGAAACAGGCAAGCCCCATAACATTCTACGGCCGTGACTACTACCCTATCCGAAACCAAACCGAGGCCGAGGCGGCTTATAGCTATATCCAGACATATCGGGACCGGCTGCCTTTGACCTTCTGCACCAAACTTGCTCGGAAGATTATCGCCAAACACAGCCAAGGCGTTTGCTATTTTGAGGACGAGAAGCTAAATCAGTTGTTCAAAATCGCAGGATTCGGAATCGCTCCCAAGGAGACGGTTCTGGCAGGGCTTAATTCCCGCCATCAGCTGTATCTTAGCCATGGTAAAAAACAATATGCCGCGTTGATAAAGGAGGCGATCGACAACATCGAACGAAGCGGTGTTGAAGACTTCTACACCAGCGGGACTATGGATAAGCTAGCTTTGCTTATTGATAAAGCTGACCGCGATACCGGAATTTGTAATTATTATGGTCGCGGCGTCACGCCTCCTGAAGAATTCCTGTTCAACACAACGATCAAAGAAATAGAGGACTTTAAACGTGGTATTGTGGAGAATGTAAAGACGGGGAAAGCTTATCATGTTTCGGATCTAAATCGAGTGGATGTTGTTTTCTTAAGGAACCTGCTCGGAGATCAGCCCTTTATGGTTGATTCACGGTCTATTGATCCCGAGCACTTCCGGCAATGGCTTAAAGAAGCCGGAACCCATGAAGCGGAGTTAGTGGATCAGGTCTTCGAATGGTCAGGAATTAAACCGGTAGGGGTCCGAGTCCGATGAATATTGAATTATTTGAGAGGCGGCGTAAAATCCTCCAGGGGGATTGTTACGCCACGACAGCCATTCTTATCGCCTGTTCCGACTTAAGCATCCGCTGTTTGGAATGGCTACCAGAGACAATTCTTAAGCACCTGGATGCTATTTATGGCGATCTACCAATAACCACTTACAATAAACTCTTTGCCGCTCAGACCGTCATCAATACCAACTTCTATTATCGTCTCCTCGATCACTTCCACGTCATTAACAACTCTCTCTTCCATGGTACCATGGATGATGCTATCACCGACTCCGTGGAATTCGGATGGGGCTTGCTAGAAACCCAACTACTAATGCCCCATCCCATTCCCTATGATCCTGGAGATCTCTTCTCGCGAGATATCTTGGACTACCTTGAGTACCTGTGGCAGCAAGAAGGAATCCTTAAAGCCCCAGACGTCTATAGCATTGGCGGCTTCGTTTTTAACAATATTGATACGGTCCTAGGGGCTTTTGCAGGCGACCCTCTAATGTATGAGGGTATGTATAAGGCGGCTATGGAGAAGTCGAATTTGATTGACGCAATTTGCCGAGAAAAAGTTCATGAGCTCGTCTATGAATTAAATTCCGCAGGCTTTCCATTTACACTACAACAAGTCCTCGATATCTTATCCGGGCAAGGCACGACGCTTTATCCGCTGGGACAGATTTAGTCTATAAAGCTATCATCATTCTGCCGAGGGATATTTCTCTTGCCTGTCTCCGACCGTAAGACGTTCTGAGCCTTACTGTCCTTTGATTTTTCAAGTCCATATGCAATCCTCCATTCTTGTGCCCTCTGCAAGAGGTTATCTATCGTATAGGATGCCAGACATGGACCACGCTCGACAGCCCCTGTTGGCAAAGAAGACACCTTTTGGAGCTTGATTAGGATGGGAATATAAAGCTGTCCTACCACCCCCGCCTGATAAATTTCACCTCGATCTCGAACATAATACTCAACCTTGGATCCTTTCCTGTATTCGTAAACGATCATGGCTCTACCTCCTTCTAATCCTTTACAGTACCACGTCTTTATTTACCTTTTCCTGCCTCCAATTGTTTGATAGCCTCCGCGAAACGTGCCGTCCCGTTGTAAGCCAAACCCAATAGTAGGCATAAGATTGCATCGGCAGTATGATGCTTCACTTCGATTCCGAACCGCTTCTTAACAAATGTCACGGCAGCCATCTTCTTTGTCAAATTGCTCTCTCGAGGATTCTTGAATTCATTGACTTCCTTTCTTAAAAAAGCAGTGATTTTGCTTGGGTTTACTCCTTCGACCGAAATCATGTTATGCGAAGCCCATAATTGCAGGATTGTCCTTAGAGAGACAAGGATGTCCCGACTAACAAAACGCCCCCAAGTGGATTCCTTCTTTCTCGGGGTATAATATAACTCCTCATAAAAGATTCGTCCCGGTTTAATTTTTTCCAAAAAGTCCCAGAACTTGATAAAGGCCGTTGCATAAACTTCATTCTTCCGTAGCCTCAGGTTCAAAACACCTACATGGTCCTTATTGATATTCCACTGACCTGTCTCTTTATCTCGCTCCGCCACAGCATATCCTAGTTCAAGTCCGAGGTCTAACCCCAAGGCCCGGTCAGCGTTGGTGACCAACGAAGATATTTTCTCTTCAACGGGAGCTTCTATGAAAGTGATCATAAGCTCGGACTCTCGGAAACAGCTCAAGCATCAACTGCAACCGTACACACGGATCGCACAATCTAAGTTGCGTCATATCATATCCGAAGGCCATAAGCATATCCTTGAATGACCAACCTCTAATTCCATAATATGGGACCAGATCCACATCGTCCGAAAGATTCAAGCACTTCCTTAACCATAACTCATTTAGACAGATCACAGGAATCCTTGCCTTTAACTCCTCAGCCCTAATCTCTTTCAGGAAATTATGAATTCTTAAACCCAGTAGCTGGACAGGGACCCCGGAATTGTGTGCTTGGACACCCTGAACGATACGTTGTAGATACCGCCCGAGTTGATGCAAGGACAAGCTGGGCCTACCAGAATAGAACTCAATTTCCGGGAAGCGTTGAAGTTGCAGGACTTTTTGCGTATAGGCGTTTGGTGCCAAGGCTAATCGGTACATCATAGGCTCAGATACGTACAGGAGTTGTCTCCTATTATACACAGCCAGACAGCACCCGGCACCATATAGGATCCTGTGTGGAATGCTAGTGGAATAGATGATCCCAAGTACCAGCTCATCCGCTAATTTCAATACGGTTGCCAAATGGTGAGCTTGCCGTTGCAATGATGACTGATCCATTGTACTTCTCCATTAATTCCACAAATGCCGACCTATTTCCACTATCAAGTCCTATTAAAGGTTCATCCAGTAGTAGGAATTGTTGCACCGGCAGAAGCTTATGAAGGGTCAAAAGGAATAACAATGAAACAAACACCTTTTGACCAAACGACAAATAATCGAGCGGAATCACTGCCCCATTGAGGAATTTTGCCACAAACCCAAAAGGATTCTCTCGTAGTTCAATCACAAACCCGCAGTCGCTCTTGAGGAGATACTCATTTATTACTTGAATCAGATAATCCCGAATAAACTGAAGACTGCATTCGGTAAATACCATTCGGAAGTCATTAATGAATGTATTTGTCTCTTCATGAATTCGCTGCCGATACTTAACTTCCTGTAATTTGCCCTCCAGCTCTTGGATCTTCGTCTTTAATTCGTCCACACTTTTCTTTGCATATTGGTACTGTTGATACTCGGGTTCAATCTGGTTCAATTCCTTACGCAGTTGTTCCCTTTTCTCGAAGAGTTCATAAGGATCGAAAGTTAGAGGGACATCAGGATGGTTACTTACGATTTCCTCTACAACGGACGCTTGAGCCTTTGCCCTCCGTAATTTGTCCTCGGTATCCCTTATCTTCTGCTTAACATCTTCATAAGCATTACACAGTTTCACAGCTTGATTGGCCCAGTTCAGGATCTCCTCATGGGTCGCACTAACATCCAATGTCTGCAACACGAGCTCCTTGAATCTTTTTCTTAAGATCCTAAACTGCTGACGGATATCTATGCGTTTCTGAGCAATATCAACTAGTTCCTTGTAGAGCGGTTCCCACTTATTTTTTTCTGCCTCAAGCCTCTGATATTGTGAGAAGATATGAGACCTATGTTCTGGCGATATTGCTTGATGGCATGTGGGGCAGATGTCTTCTCGGCACGCATCCAGGTTCTCCAGTACCTTCTGATATCGTAGCAGCTCTTTCCGTAAGTCTTCATACTTACTCCTTATCCACCTTGCGTTCTGGGGATAATTTGGTCTATTCCGGAACAGCTCTACAGCCTTCCTAAGGATTTTTTGGGTCTCAATCTTAGCCTGATAAGACAGCTGTAACCTTTTGGCTATAGCGTTAATCCCTTCCTGTGATATTTCCTTGACATCGGAGGGGATATATTTGGCATAAGGGCTGAACAGTTCGCGAAGCTGTTGGATGGTCGCCTGTTCTTCCCTTTTCAGCTGTTCCAGGATCTGCTCGTTAGTCTCAATGTCCTGCCTAATATCCTTATAACGTTGATGAGCAATATGGATTTTGACCTCGGGGACCTGGATCTGGGCCTCTATGGTCGTTAGGGCATCACGTATCCTATTATACTTAGAAACCAGCTCTTCGCAAGACAGTATTTGAAGAAAACTCTGAAGCTGAGCACGAGCGTCTTCTAGCCGAGTACTATAGGTTAATTCCTTATCTCGTTCAGTGGTAATGGAAACAATTCCTCGCCACTTATAGTACAGTTCATGGAAGTCATCGAGGGGGGTTAACCCGAATAATGTCTCCACGAAGTTCAGGACCTTATTCCTTGATGTCATTGTCCCTAGATGGTGGATAAGCAAGGCAATACTTGCCTGCGTTACATACCACCAGCTCGGACTTACCTTTCCAATCCCTAGGTCCTTCAGATAGGCAACGATGTTTTTTATGCCACGAATCCTTCCTTGAGGGGTCTCGAGAATAGCCGCAGTGCCCTTTACTTTTCGAAGACTTTTCTGCAAGAAATAGGTTTCCTTGCCGAGGGTAAATTCGACTTCAATTACCGACCCAGAGGTACCATAACGGATTAGCTCTTTATCATAAGAGTCGGCAGAAAAGGCCGTATAGATAGCATCAAGGACGCTGGTTTTCCCGACGCCGTTACGACCATACAGTACATTAACCGTAGGATAGAAGTTCAGCTCTAGATCGCGAATACACTTGAAATCCGTGATATGAACTCGTTTAAGGATGGCCTGAAGGTGCATGCCGCCTAGCCTGTCCTTCTCTCACATGCTGAGATTTTCAAAGGACGAAAAGAATCGACGCCATAACTCCGCGTCTGACGGGTTACTATAAAGACTAAAAAGCAGGTTGGTTAGGACTTCACGGTTTCCATGAAGCTTTTGAAATTCCTTTTTAACCCATCCAACAAAGTCCACTCCATCAAAGGAGCTAAGCTCGACGCGGTCTTCAATGACGGTGGTTTTCTTGGGAAGAAACTTCCAATAGACCTGAGTTAGATTCTGGCTTGCTTCTCGTAGGGTCGTCAGCTCTTCGTACCCTGTTTCAATCACAATGATAGGAATGTCAACATCAGGGATACAAAATTGCCGAATAGCCTCAAGAGTGGTCTTGGATTTCTCTAGAACTTCCTCATAGATATTCTGCAGGTTTTCAGGAGAGGATTGATAACGGTAGATCGGTCTTTGTAAAAGCTTAAGGGGCTCGATGGTCAGATCTTCATGAAGGACCAAAACATGCTTGTCAATAAGACGAGAGGCCTCTGAGGCCGTATGACAAAAAGGTCCTATCGAAACCAAACGACGCCCTTTATCTAAAGGTAGGATCTCAAAACGATGAAAATCGCCGGTTAATGTAAGGTGGACGCTATCTGGGATATCCGCCGATGATACACCCTCGGCCTCTGGAATAAAGTCCGTCCAAACCTGATGTGTCAACAGGACGGGCGTGTGAATCTCTTTTAGTTTCTGCCTTGCTTCAAGGGAAAAGTCCAGTCCTGAAATCGTAATAGGTCCTAGATCAACCTGTTGTTCATGAAGATGGACTAGCCACGGAAACACAACAAGCCATGGAGGTGTTCGGCTATCGTGTTGACCATTGACATAAAAGACCCGAACCCCCAACCGGTAAAGTGGTTCCAAGAAATGCCGTTGAAGGTTTTCAAGGCAATCGGCAGTGATTCTAGGGGTATCGAAGATATCCCCTGCGATTAAGACATTTTGAATGCCTTGTCTTTCGAGAATCTGCCGAAGCTGAATCGAAGAGAGAATGAAATCATTATACGGTTTATGATTATACCAAAGTTTCAGACCGGGTTTAATATGAAAGTCTGAAACGACTGCCGCCAAAGGCATTGGTGTCCTCGGCTAAGGTTAAGAGTTTCTCTGATTTTGCTGTTTTTCCTCTTCCTTTTCTTGTAAATAAAACCACACCGCCCTTCCTACATCAAACACAATCACATGTATGCCGGAGGTATTGATCTCTGACAGTTCCTCTCCGCTGTCCACACGAAAAGCCTTCGCTCCTATACCTTCCCCATAACCATTTGTGGCATAAACATGGAGAAATTCTAGGTCGAAAAGAGAAAAGATAAGGCTTGCTTGCTTACCTTCCTTAATTTCGTTCCACCAAGCTAGAACAAGATCGCGGGCCTTTGCTAAACCCAGTTCAATTCCTTCTAGAGGAAAAGCCCAGATATAATCTTTTAGGACAGCCGTGAACGTATCCTTAAAATCCTGAGGGTAGTCCACCAAGCGAAACAAGGTCGTTATTTCCATGTCTTGGACCTCGGACTGTCGCAAGAAATGGCAAGCACTCATACGGCACATAAAACAGCAATTCCCACGTTATAAGATAGCCATCCATCGCAAGAAATCATCTTTATTTTACGGTCTCGTCAGACAAGAAGAAGACAGAAAAGTGAAAATTATCATCGATAAAGACCTTCCATTCGATCTGGCGGTCTACACCCTCGCGGAGGAAGTTGCCCATCTAAAAAGAGGAATCAAAAAAACCTTCGAAAAGAATCACGATGACAGATGGGGGCAACTTTATGCGTTTTATCTAAGAGAGTTTACCAACTTTCTGAAGTTATACGAAGATCAAAAACACCGACATAGCTAAAAGAAAAAGCCATCCGTGGCTTGAAATAGAACGGTCTGGGGAGCGCACCTACGCTTAGGTTTCGATTATCTTGTCAATAACCTCCCGGAGGATGTCGTCTAGTCGACGAAGCACCTCCGGGTCTTTATACTTTTGCTTTAGTGACTTTATTTGCGCGATTAGCCTCAGCGGCCGCGTAGTTGCCTTCGCAACCGCTGATTCAATTTTCTCTAAATCGCGCCTTACCAATTCCTTCTCATTTAGTCCTCCCTCGACCTGGAGGACGATTTTCGGGACCCCAGAGAGCTGTTCATCAAACAGCTCTTTGTCCTCTTCTCGGAAAACAAGAAGAGGCCCGAAGGCCCAGCTTTTAAGCCGAAGCACCTTCGGCAGCCGACGCTTAGTCAGTAAATAGTAGGCTTTCATGTCGTGGCCTCCTTATCATTCGTAACCGACTCTGCCAACACCTTGAACAAAACCGCCATACAGCTTACCAAGATCGTCATGAGCAATTTACCCCAATAATTGTTCATCGTCAATCCTCCTTTCTTAAGAAAGACCCTAATTACTCAACAACCCAACGCTCCCCAGACCGCAAATCGTCCCTATGATTACTACTGGAAAGGAGATATTTATGGCTACTAAGATTCTAAACGTGCTGCCCCAGCTTTTTCATATCCGCAATGATACCCCTTTTGTTCCTTATCGGCCGTTCCAGGAGCTTTTTGTTGATTATCACAAGAACCCGTTTGTGATAATCAAAAGTGGACGGCAAGTCTCCAAAACGACCTCAGCCATTATCCATACCCTCTGTCATGCATTGCGTTACCCCCACTTCTATACCTTAATCATCACTCCCCTTGAGATCCAAGCCCGTCGTTTGACGACGGACTTTCTACTGCCAATCATCAAGGCTTCACCGATCTTTAAGGTCTGCCGTTATACCAATTCCGCCTTCAAAGTGCGTTTGTATAATGGCTCAACCATTGAAGCCTCATACTCCTCAACCTCCAAAGAGGCAGAAGATACCAAACGCATTCGCGGTATCTCTGCCGATAAGTTACACTTAGATGAAGTCCAAGACATTCCTTACAACGCTATTCCAGCAATCCGTGAGTGTCTCTCGGCCTCAAAATACCAATACCTCCTTTTTACTGGAACACCGAGGACACTCAACAACACCCTTCAATACCTATGGGAACGTTCCACGGCAAACGAGTGGTGCATTCCCTGTAGGCATTGCGGGCATAATAATATTTGCTGTGTTGAAGAGGATCTGCTGAGAATTATCGGACCCTATCGTGATGACATTTGTGAAGAGCGGCCAGCCACATGCTGTAGCCGCTGTGGTGGGATCATTTATCCACAAGAGGGATTCTGGTTACCGAAACACCCCACAAATTCGTGGGTCGGTTACCACATCCCTCAGGTGATCATTCCTACCCATTATGCCAACCCCAAAAATTGGAAGGTTTTGCTGGATAAACAAAACCTCCAAGGCTATACGTTGGCCGACTTTTACCGAGAAGTTCTTGGCGAAGCTTATGACGTCGCCACAAGACTTGTGTCTGTGACGACGTTGCGTAAGGCTGCTACTTTGGGTCCGAGGGATAAAGACTTCAAGGAATTGTTACACAAATGGATACCTCGTTATAGGATGACAGCTTTAGGAATAGACTGGGGCGGAGGCGGTGAAGAAGGCAATTATACCACCATCGCTCTCTGTGGCATCACCTACGATGGGATCATTGAGGTGCCTTGGGCTTATGAGTCCCCGACACCTCACGACCACATCGGTGAAGCCCGTCTAATCCTACACCTGTTGACCGAGCTGAAACCCAACCTCATTGCCCACGACTACTCGGGGGCAGGAGCACTCCGCGAAACGATCCTCATTCAAAGCGGAGTGCCTATTGATTGTATCTGTCCTGTTCGCTATGTGGGCAATCAAGGTGTGGCCCTGCGAATCGTGCCCGCCACACCTGACCACCCCCGTACGTTGATTCAAGTCGATAAGAACAAATGTCTGCTCTATGTGATCGGAGCATTAGCCCAGCAGAAATTGTACCTATTTGATGACTTTGATGCTCCGAAATCACTAATCAAACAATTCCTATCGTTAATTGACGAAAAACACAGTTATCCTGAAAAGTACAGGATTATCCCGGAGCCAGGAGCACGGGATGAGTTTCCTCAAGCCGTGCTCCTGGGCTCCGTCGTCCTATGGCATATCGTTGGTTTCCCAACGTTTCTGCCGTAGGAAGTTAGAATCTATGTGTCTAGAAATTCCATGGACTTTCTTAACAACTCCTCCTGAAGCCGTTTTAAATCCTCCAGCACCGACAGGTCCAACATTGAAAACATCTTACACATGTTGGACCTTGCTTCGGCATTTTGCGTCCCCCGGCAGAGCTCTTGAATCGCAGGCTTTAGAGCCCTCAAGAGGGACGCCAGTACAGAGATCTTGACTGTTAATGACGTGCTCGTCGTGTTGTCATAGACGGAGCACGTGTTCCCTATGACAACCGGAACAATCGTCCCATAGCCTGATAGAGCCAGGAGAACGTGTATCTCGTCCCCTCCATTGGGATCGATGATACACAGGTCCCCCGGCTCCAGCGACAGGTCCTGAAACACCAGGACCGTGTCGCTGAAAACTCGAATGATTTGGGACGGCTCTGTCCGTCCTAGCTTTTGTAGGATGTCCTTAACTTCTTTATCGTGAAGATAATTTGTTATTATCTTCATTTTGAACCTCCTGATAAAGTCCGTGGTCTTCTACTACGTACCTTAACGCGAGCTTTTTATTCAAACTCGCCACAAACAACCTATTCGCCTTACACTTGAAGAGAAATTCTTCCCGGAAGTTACTATTTCCCGGGAAGAAATGGACGCCTACGTATTCTCGCACACCATCGGTTGCAACCACGAGGCGTGCGGGACAATATGAGACTACCTCCACGGGCTCATAGTACGAGAGACGTCCAAGAATCTCTTCGTACTTAGCCTTGAACATCACTACAGTGAAAAGTTTCTTAACCAAATTACCTGCGCAATCCGTGCGCAGGTATCCTGGTTCAACAATAGGCAACTTCATGGTTATTTCTCCTTAATAAACCTTGCCACTCGGATATACTCCGGAACGGCGACATCCCCACTGTCCCGAATCAGCCAACAGTAAAGCCTGCTGTGCTTTGGCGGCTTCGGCCAGGATGTTTCGCCGTCCGTGACCATTATTATGTGCCTAAATCGCTCGGAGGCATCTAAACGGTCCACAATTGGACCAAGATCGGTGCCTCCACCGACGGGTACTTCCTTGACCCGCTCGGGATAGAAGTTTCTCTCCTCCGTGATAATTTCCACATCGCAGTAGTAAACAACCAGAGCGCCCGGGAAGGCCTCAGCTAAGCCATAAAGGGCTCTAGCTAAGTCTTCCAGAAACGGCTGAACGCTCTGGGAGACGTCAAATACTACTGCGATGGGCTCTTGGTTAGTACGCAGGTGGGCCGGTATAACAATACTGGAGCTATACCGGCGGTTAGGCCTCGCAAAAGATTGGCGTCGGAACTCACTCTGTGCACCGAGCTGTGCGTTTACAAACTGCAGCAGCTCGTCAAATGGATTCCGGAGAGGGCTTCCCACTTCCATGGCTCGGCGGACATCAGCCAGGCCCGACAGCCCTGCCCGCTGAGCCGTCTGAAGGGCCTGCTCGACTGCTTCTCGCAACGCAGCCTCGGTAACAAGCCCTCGGTCGAGCTCAATTCCATCGACCTCGATAGATTCTTCGGAGGTGTCACCCTCCCCTTCTTCACCCTCTCCGAATAGATCTACGGCCACTTCGTGGCCTTCTTCCAGTTGCTCCATATGCTCACGGAGGAGCTTGTAATAGGCCTCCACGGACAGGTCAGGAGGAAATCCGAAACTGGCCGCGGAAGCGAAATTTTTCGGAACTTGTATGAAATGCTCAAGCACCTCCGTGCGTGCAATCTCCGACGCTAAGTTCCATAACGCCCTATCATTATGGGATGCAAGTAATTGCCCAGCACGGTCCCGGTGCTTGAGAATGTAAGCCAAAACCGCATGGGCTACGTAAATGGGTTTTAAATCATCATCAATGTGCTTATTGATGATGATTTTGTTGTGATGTGTGATAATTAAAGGCTGGGATGCATTTGCTTGGGTATCGTCCTCACCCCTTTCCTCTATCGGAATCAGGAAAATGAACCTGCCGCCGAATTTCAGAATGTCAAACACCTGTTTCCGCAATCCGATCATGGTTATCCTCCTTTCAAAAAGGAAAGTCAAAGAACCCACCCACCCACCACTTTTACCTAGATACCTCTATGTCACCTGTTGGAGAAGCTGGAAGACTTCCGGAGGAAATAGACCCCGGTGCTTCGATCTCGCGGCGGTCTTGAGAAGGCACAGGATGTATTCCTGATACCTTCCCTCCTTGAGATAATCATTCAAATAATCGACCGCCCGTTTCCAAATATCCTTTCCGACCTCCTCCGGGAGAGTCTCGATATAGCTGAAGACCTCGTTGAACAACACAAATACCAACGAGCCCTCTCTCCGGCGGTCGTTAAACGGGTACCTCAAGCCCTCGTTGAGGTACTCCTCGATGAATTCCTCCACTCGCGGCAATTCCATCGAGCGGAGGAACGACGACAACTCAGCACTGAAGGCCTGTCCGCAGCAGGCCGTGCTGACGTACAGCAAGTCGGACAGGCTCTTCCGTCCCAGAGCCGCCATTGCTGCCCATCCGCGGATGGTATAATCACATCCGCGAAGGGTCGCATATGCGAACTGCTCGTCCTGAGCAGGCTCCAAGAGCACGCTAGGACGGCTCTGGAGAAATATCCACATTAAATTCCTTGCCCACCCAATATTTTCCTCCCAATTGGGCGGTAGCTTAATGAAGTTATTACTGAACGCACCCTCCGAGAGGTACTTCAAGTACCCCTGGATGTTTGGCGTCATCGGGACCCACGCCATTCTTGTCCTCAACATGCGGCTCATAGCATGGGTCCCCAAATCCTCCTGATTGCACGTTCCCACAATATACGTGCTGTTTGGGATCGCGAAGATCCCTCTTTCGCGATCCACCAATTGGCACAGGAGTGCCTGCACCTTGTCGGGAGGCACCCTGTTCACCTCATCCAGTAATAACATCGTGTTTGGCTCTCTCAACCGGCTGATAAACTCCGGCTCGGCAAATTTCATCTTCCCCCCCTCGATATACGGATACCCGATAAAATCTACGGGTTCCACCCCGAGGAGAGGCAATTTGATCAGCCGGAGATTTAAGAATTCCGCAAGCGCCCCAATGGTCGCAGTCTTGCCGATACCGTTGGGGCCTACAAGAACGACCGGGATACCTGACTGTACTAACACCTCAAACATGTCTTTTCTCCTTTAATTGAATCACCTCTATGTCACATCGACAGTTTTTCAACTCCGTCGCGTAAAGAACTCTGCCATATGGGAGTCGTTGCACTTCGTGTGACGTTATTTTTACGAGACGGAGCTGAAAATCCCGTAAGTCCACACAGATTACCAATAACTCTTCTTCATCCGTGAGATCAAGCGGGGCCAACCGAGCCCGCCCGACACAGCCTACGGTCCTATAAAGGAACCGCAGTTCCTCAGCTTGCATTATGACCACGACGCAGTCATGAAGGAGCCGATTAAAGTCGGCATCGGGTATCTGCCCCCTTAAACATTCAGCTCCAAAGACATAAGGTAAGGGAAGGTTTAGCAGCGAGGGCAGAACCTTTATCGCAAAATACGGTACATACGGCTCTTCAGGACTCAAACGCGTTACTCCCGCGTACAAATAGACAAGTCCCAAAGAACCGCGGACCGTAAATGGAACGATTGTCCCGGATACATGGAGATAGTAACAATCTCCATAATCGGGATAAAAAATAAACATCCTGTTTAGATGCTGGATATCCTCCATGACAATGGCTGCCCGCGTCCAGAACGGGACGAAATCTTTAAGTGTTGGAACTGGAGAATCCCAGTACCAATATTTGATTTGGCCTTCTTTGTCCCGTTCGACGACACATAATTCACAGTAGCGGTCCCATATCAGGTACGTTCGGGAACCCAGTACTACTGCTCTTGCTAAATGGAAGTTGGTTTCTTTTTTCGCGAGCTCCACTAACGAACTTAGATATCCGTGATATTTATCCGCCTCCTGAGGAGGCGGTCTCATAAGTTCGAGCAAGACACGATCGAGTCGCTCGAACTTACCCTCCTGGTTCAGGATACCAGGTCGAAGTAGCCTAAGGTCGGTGACCCCTAGGCTGAATGCCAACCTCATATCCTTATCCGTAATGAGGATCTTCTCCGTCTTAGTAGGGTCATCCATGCGAATAAAATAGACGGCGGCTTCTGAACCGAACACCCAATAGCCGTCGATAACACTATACAGCCTCTCCATTCTCATCCTGTACCTCCCTTATTCCGAATTCGAAGACCCTTGCATATGCCTCGGCTGATCTGAACCAGACAAGCTCGTGTTTAGCAAGCTTATGGTACCGCTGTCGAGGTGGATCAAATAGACTGTCCACCTCCTCACTAACTACCTGACGAAACGTTCTCCGAGTAATGTCGAGGAACACCAGCTGAATCCGCGTTGCGAAATCGGCAACGCTACGTCCGGCCATTACCGCCTGGAAACTACCCCAGGCGGAATAACCGCTATGGTTACGAATGTAGTAGTTATACGCATCCGTGACTTCCCCATGATGAATCAGCGTGATGACAACTCGTGGGGATAGTGCCCTCATAGAAGCTCGGTAAGAAACTGCTTTGTTGGCCTGCATACAGTGACTTGTAAAAGGGATCCAATCTACGGTAAGTGAGCCTTCGCGAGCGTGGACGATAATCAAACCGATAAACTCCACACCCGAAAAAATGGGCATCACCTCGTAGTTTAACAACATCGGCTTTTCGACTCCCGCTGCAAATAGCCATTCACTGCGATCCCACAGATAGATCGCTGTGGGATTGTACCAGCACAGGTAAGGACCTTGCAGCGGAAAGTCGTAAGCAAATAAATCCAGCCGCGGGCTTTGGTCATTAACGACATAGTCCTGGGGGATGAGATTCTCAAAGCAGTAGACCCGCCCGCTGAACGAATTTGCCAGCGTCAAGAGGTAAAAACAATGGTCTTTAGTGGTTCGGACACCGACAAAACCATCTGGTAGCTCCCACCAGATGGCTCCAGAAAGGAGAGAGCTATTGATGTCTTTGCTCCCCTTATCGATCCACACCTCTGGCGGTAAGGGACGGATGAGACATCCAATCGAATCCGTCCCTTTTTTACCAAAGGTGTTGCAATTGTACTGCAAGCTACCGTCATTCAAATCTAAACAATTGACGGTATATTCTCGAATGAACGGTTGCTGCCATACAAGTTTCCTGTTGACGAGACAGCAAAATTTAACTGTGGACATTTTTACCTTCATCTCCGTGTCCTCCTTTATCAAAGGGGCCTACTTTGTGCCTTCTACCATAGCTAAAAAAGATTGGTCTAAGGCCTTTCTTACTCCATGTATTAATGCGTGATCCACTACCCTTTTTCAGGGCACAAAGCGGCTTCCCTTGGGATAACCGACAAGGATGTCCTTAGGAAATGCTTTTAGGAAAGGTAAGGATTTAAGAGCTACTATTAGCTCTAGCTATCTCAGATACCTATCACAGCATAAGGATAGGTATTAAGACAGCTATAACAAACATCACCAAGAAGGTTAACAACCTTCTGCCAAAAGGGGGGTATTGATCGGCTTTTTGGTGATGTTTGTAAGCATACCTAAGCTCCTTGTGATTATCCTGCGAAAATTAGGAGGTTGGTCTTAGGCTTGGTTTGGTTTTACGACCTTAGCGGATCTTATGACACGGGATTTTTAGGATGAAGAGTTATCCCAAATGGACCAGGACGTAGCCGCTTTGTGGTGGATCAACTACCACCCCGTTGCCTGGAAAACCTATCTCAACCCGGAAAAGGAAGAGCTGAGATAGGAACCCCGATTTCGACCCACTAGAGGTCAACCTCCATCCAAGGGAACCGAGGGTTACGTCCTCCATGAGTAACTCCTCTAACCGGTTTACCTTAGCCTAAGCACGGTAAAGGAAACCGGAAAAGGACCGCTTCCCAACCTCCACGGTGGATGGATTGAGTTATTTTAGGAAGCTAGTTATCTAAGGGTAAGAAAGGGTCGCATGGTCCCTCATGGGCTGAAGAACCATGCGACCCCAGTATAACAGATAGGCAAAGGGATGTCAAGGGTTTTGGGGATTTTTAAGGATCCGGGCGAAAGTGTAGTAGGAGATATTGGTAGAAGGATCCTGGTAGTGGAACCAGGCTAGGGTAGGAGTGGTAGAAATTTGGATGTCTTGAGGGGAAAGATGGAAAAGAGGATCATAAGTAAAGTTAACGGAAAAGGAATTAAGGGTGCCGCGGAGAGGGAGGGAAATTTGGTGATATCGCCCGGAAAGGTGAATAAAGGGATCGGGATCAGAGGAGGGAGTGAAGCGGGTGATTTCAAAGGGCCAAGGATTAAGCTGCCCAAGGGGAGATTGGGCAGTAGGAGAGGGGGGATCAAGGAGGGTAGAACGGGGGAGAGGAAGACTGGGAGTGTAACTAAAGCAAGGGATAAGAAAATGATGATCCTGGTAGCGGATATAAAGGGAGCGGTGATAGCGGGTATGGTGAAAGGCAAGATGGACCGAAGAGGCCTTAGGATCTGAAGAGGCAAGAAGGGCAAGGGGGATAAAATGGTGCCAAGGGTGCCCAAAGGTGCGGCGAAGCAAGGATTCAGGAGGGGCTTGCCGCAGCGGAATGACAATCAGGCGACCCATATAGTAGTTATCCTTGAGAAGAAGTAAGGCGTTTCCCCAGAGAGGATGGTCTTTGACGATAAGGTGAATAATGTCCCCGGGAGCCTGAATCAGATGATCAAAATGCAGCCGAAGAAGCGAAGCTTTAAGTTGGAAGGCGTTGCTGGGAGGGTCAAAGGGGCGAGGGGAAAGGGAATGCAGACAGACTGCGGATAAGGAGCGACCAGATTGATAGTTCTGAAGGATCGCAAGCCCCTCATCGGAAGAAAAAACTAGAGGGGCCTTAAGATCGGAAAAAGAGATATCATCCTGAAGGGCAATATCCATATAGGCCTCATGGGCATCAAAGGCCGTAAGCCGCCAGGTTTGACGCTTTTGGTAAAGATAAACATGCTGAGAAAGGGCCGAGGCCATCTGAAGGGCAGTCTGAAGGGGGATCCTCATGGTAAAACCTCCCATAGCTAAAGGTTTGAAAGGTCCGGCGAATTCCTGCATTAATTTATGATAAAGGAGTGTTGGTCATGGAGGAAGGGTAAAAGAGTTTCTTTTGCTTTTTAGCAAAGGAGAAGGAAAAGGAGAAGGAAATGGTGGTTATATTACTGCTTCTCGTGGTCCTCGCAAGTTGAGGACCAATAAAAAAAACATGGTTGCGACCCTATCTGGTCGCAACCAGCTAAAAAAATGGGAGCGTTATGCTTTGGAGTCGGGGCCAGCTAGGCCCCGACTCCAAATTCTCTTGAAGCACAGTCCTGCTGCCTTCTTTAGCTATGTCGCCTTAATGTGCGGGAAAGACCGCATAATAGTGAATCCCTGCCTCATAGTGATGGTACCAGAGATTCTCTGCTTTTATGGCGACTTCTGGCTTTTCTGCAAATGGCCAAAGGTCAGTTTCAGAAGGGAGGGTGAGTTTAAATTTTGGTGGATGTAAAATCCTTTTGGGAGGGATCCGCTTTGGTTTACCCCTCAACACAAAATACGAATCGGCATGCTTAATATAAAGCTCATCGCCATTGACCGTAAAGCCCAAATCCGTGGGTCCGTCAGGAAGCTCTGACCTTAAAAGCGTCAGAGCAATATAGGGCGCAATATGGGATGTGAACACCCTCCGCTTCAGATATGAAAACCCCTCCAGAAACTGTAGCGGAAGGACGATAAGGATTGTGTGCTTGGAGCCCTCACCAATAAGCACGAGGGCATCCTTCCAGACTTTGTGTCTGATCGTTATAATGTGGGTCACTTCCGCACTACAGTTGGCAAGAAGTTCCAGGTGTGCCTTAAGGAGAGGCACTTGGAACTGATAAAGCTCAGGGGGCTGAAAAACAGCCGATTCGTGGTTTGAGGGGCTTATCGAGAAACTGCCGGACCCAAGCAAAGGAAAAAGCTCAGGTGCAAACTCGGGATAGGGCTCAGATCCAAAATGCTTAGGATCAATCGGCATATCGAATTGGACATGCCGATCCCGGATCCCTCTAACTCTGGTAAGTCCCTTCTCGTCACGATATATATGAAGGGTGCAATTCATCCAAAAGCCTAGGGTGCCGATGATCGAATTCATAGGCATTCCTCCTTACAAAGAAAGGTTCCTTTTCGCCTCTCACCTGGAAAGCCTGCTTCTTAAGGAGTAAAATTGGGAGGGAAGCGACATAGTTAAAAAGATCCTGCTTTGGAGAGTTTTCTCCAAGCAGGACTCGACGGTCGGGTGTCAGTTCAACGCTTTACTCTTCCTTGACCATGTTGAAAAGTCGGGCCAGCCTTTGGCAGGCCCTGAAGAACTCAATCAGCTGCACTGTTGCCTCCCCCCTCATTTCTGGGGGCATCCGGTCCAAGAGTTCTTGGACCTCGTCCTGGACCGCTTTTGGACACTCTCCTGCGATCTCCTCAAGACGCCTGATTTCTTGTTTCAATTCTTCAAACAAGAAAAGGTTCACGCTGTTCATGGTCTTCCTCCTTTTTTGTTTGTAGTTCAGACAAAACCTTACTTACCTATCCAAACCTTACCTCAACAAGGCAAACCTCTGCTACCCGACCGTCACTTTTTAATGCAAAAATTTCGATAAATTTTCACGGTTTGTAGGGGGGCTTTTTAGCATTAAAAACCTTCATTTTCACATAGCTAAAAGAAGCGACCTGGTTCCCAGGACCCCTTCCTTTCAAGTTCTTTGGAATCCTTAGGGTGAAAGCTTTACTCTTCCTCTGACAGAAAATAGCCTTGAAAACTCCACTTTAAGGGAACCGATAAGATGCTTGTTCTGATTAACATTTGTCCTATAGCTGATATAGGGTGAAAAGTATGCAATTGGAGGAGGTATCTTGGGATAGAAAATCTGAAGTAGTAGTGGGGTTGGGACCCGCCAGACTCGTGATTTAAAGCATATCCCTCTGTGGGTATGAATATCAGTGCCCTGCGGTAAGAATCCCATCTTCTTCAAAGAAGAGATTGAAAGGAAGCGATATAGCTAAAAGAGATCGGCTTCCGCCGCCAGGCGGGAGGCGGGAGCCACGCGAGCCTTGACCGAGTCGACTAATTCAGCTCGGTCAATGCTCTTCTTATCTCTCTCGCTGCGTCGATCATCGACTCTAACATTGAAAGAATCTTGGCTTTTGTCCGCGGATCGAGAGCGGCTGCATATTGCAGCCACTCTCGAATCTGGCTGGGTACGTACGCTTCGACTTCCTTCTCGAGCTCTTCGATTTTCAGCAAAACTTCGTCCATATTTCGACTCCTTTGTAGGAAGAGACTTGAGAAACTGTTCCCACCAACCCACCCACCACTGGCCTCCCGCCCTCCTAACCAACGACCTATTCCTCCTTCCTCACTTTTTAATGCAAAAATCCTAATAAATTTTCACGGTTTTTAAGGGGTCCTGAAAGAGCCAGCAATCTGGTTTCCAGGACCCCTTCCTTTCACGTTTTTTGGAATCCTTCGGATGGCTGCTTTTACTCTTCTTCTGAGATCGTTTTTATAGGTCGAATTAGTAATCGACCTTTGTATGTCACAATGTAATCCTCAGATATCCCTAGCTCTGCTCCTTGCAAGGCCCAAATGATTTTGGCTTTTAGGGCCTCGAGGGCTTCCTGTTCCTTCTTTATGTTTTTCTGATGCTCTAAATAATCCCGGATATGCATAATGGTTTCCTCCTTAAGTTCGACCTTTGTTTTGACTGTCGGAAGCCTTCTTAGGAGAGGAGTTGGGGCGATATCTTCTTCTCGAATATCTCCCGCAAGCATCCTCTCCCATCGTTTTCTTGCCATTTCGATTATCTTTTCAACACTTTGGGACGGTTCGATGGTGTGGAACTCAAACCCCCTTGCTCCAACAAGGGCAGCCAAATATCCTCGCTTTGCCCTTGTCAGATTTATGTAAATTTCCACCTCAAGCTGTTTATAGTCCGGAATGGGCGTCCAAAGCTTGTACATGGGCGATGTGATGCCCGAGGAAGAAATCACAATCGGACACCCTTCCGCATCCATATCACAGACCCCCTCTATCTGCCTCTGCTCGTCCCTTATCACCACATCAGGCTTTACTTCTAGCTTATGTGTCGTTGTGTACCATTCTCGTATAAGTGGTTTCAGGACTTCATGGATCTTTAGATTCCATGAAACCTCAGAAATCCCGAGATGGCGTTCAAGATAAAGCTCCAGTGGTTTTTTGTAAGGAACAGCACCTACCAAAACACAAATGTCACTTGGCGTTAACATCTCTAGGCCCTCCGTCATATCTAAAAAATTTCGGACATAACCCTTTTCCTCATAGTTTAATGCTGGGGTTTCTGAGAATTTTCAGTGAAGGTATAATAAATCAGATCAATGTGGAACGGATCGGCTGTGTCGCTCTTGTTATAACCTTTGACTTACTGCGGTTGCAATGGGCATTTTCGGTTTTAAGATTCAGATAAGATGCTAGCATGATAAGCTTCTGGTCTTATTGGCCTATGAAGGTCCCGAGCCTTTAGATTCGATATCTTTACGGTGGATTCTATAACTTTGTCTGATGGTTTCGTTTATCGATTTGAATTGCCCCTGTTAAGACTAAAATTCTGACGAGCAGCGAGGCTATCCTGACCTAATTTTTAATGGTAATCATGATCATCATCGAGGTGAATAAATATGGGTTTTGTTGATTCGAGGAGGCATCTTCGGTTTCGTCTAGGTACAAAGGAAGAAGAGGATGCCTATCTTGCGACCTATTCGCAGATCGGACCTGAGGATTTCGATGCGGAGAAGGTTTGGGTCGTTTTTGGTGGAAGAAGTGCATTGGTAAGGAAAGAGGATCTGCTGGAGGCTTTATTCGGGAAAAATTCTTCTTCAGACAAACCAAATCTCGAACGGGTAGAGAATATCGTAAATATGGGATCTAGGTCGGAGTCTAATTGGTCAGCTCCTATCAATGCGGATAAATCCAATAACACCGGAAAACAGGAAACCACGTCTACAAAAGAGGATGTTATGCATCAGCTGCATGTCCCCACGGAATCTTTAGCCTTAATCATGCCGGAGGATGGACTGGTAAGGACATGCTACTTTCATGAGATAATTTTGGAAGGAAACAGGCTTACTTTAGTGTGGGATACACGGGCTGTCGGTTTTCATAAGACTTATCCTTTGCCCGGGAAAAGATTTTTGGTTCGTTGTTTATCCAGAGGATTAATCGATGTTCCGGTTGTGTCCATAGGTTATCTTTTTACGCATGGAGTTTACGAATATTACCTTCTGGTTTTACTTCCAAGAACACAAGACACCAACATAACTAGAACATCGGAAACTTCGGATAACTCTCAGCCCCAAGACTCTGAAGGTGTAAAAGCCGAGGCAATATGAGTCTACCATCCTCTTTTGAAACCCAAAGCTTTTTTTACATTCCTGCTCCTTGGCACGATCCGATCCGTCGAAGGGCACCAAGGAGTATAAAGGAAGTTTTTGCATGGTGCGAATTTATTGTTCTTTCGAATCAAATCTTAAATGCTGCTCTTCAACGGCTTGTTTCGTACTTCATAACCGAGATTGAAGTTCTCGATGTCGAACTAAAGGAAGAGGAAAAGATAAAGCAATACCTCTACGATCGACTTTCGATCGATACGGTCCTTTACAGCATTGGAATGGATTATTTGACTTATGGGAATGTTTTTGTTACGGTACATTTTCCTGTCTATAAATCTGTAAGTTGTCCAAAGTGTGGGTTTGGGACGCCTTTCGAGCCTTACGCTTCACGACCGGAGACAGAGTTTGAATTCAAGGATTTTAAGATTAAATTGAAATGCCTTCAGTGTGGATATAGTGGCTTCTGGAACGTTGTCGAGCACGTCAGTACCAAGGAAGAGGATGTCTCGATTATTCGTTGGAATGTGCATGATATTGATATCGTCTATGAACCTTTTTCAGGAACGACCGACTATATATGGACCATCCCAGCCGAGATAAAACAGCAAATCCTTAAGGGAAGTGTAATTCATGTAAATCGAGCCCAACAGGATGTTCTAGAGGCAATCGCAACCGGGGCAAATCGCATCAAACTAGATCGGGATCAGGTCCTTCATTTACGAGAAGATCACCTATGTGGGTTGAGGCTTAATGGTTGGGGCCTTAGTCCCATTATAGCGAATTTCAGTCAAACTTGGCTTGTAGAAAATCTAAGAAGGGCAACTCAAGCGGTTGCAATTGATTCGATTGTGCCCTTAAGGATTATCTCTCCTCAGGCCAGACAGGCTCCGGGAGTTTATGGGGATGCAGCTTTAAGTTTGGGACTAGATGTCGTAGAGTCCCGACTCCAGGCAATTATTAGGGACTGGCGAAGAAATCCCTACGGCTGGTACACGTGTCCTTTCCCACTTTTATACCAACCTCTCGGAGGAGAAGCAAATCGGCTTTTACCTTCACAAATTATCGAACAGGCTAATTTGGATCTGGTGAATGGTCTAAATATTCCTATGGAATTTTTCCGAGGCACCTTGACAGCTCAAGGTGCACCGCTTGCCTTAAGAATCCTCGAAGGGGTTTGGGGAAGATTGCTTAAGGTCTATAATCGCTTCCTTTCCTTCTTGGCTCAGAAGCTTGCAAGCCATTTCCGCTGGGATCAATTTCGACTGCGAATGGCTCGACCAACGCACGTGGACGATCTGCAGCGGCAGATGGCTCGGATGCAGCTGGCTATGAGTGGTGCCATCAGTATGACGACTGGACTGAAGGCTGTAGGTCTGGATTACGCCGAGGAGCTAAGACGACAACTTGCGGAACAGAAACTCCAGACCATGGAATATCAAAAGCTCCAGGACGAGATGGAACAAGCCTCCTTGAAATATCAAATGACTCAACCGCCTCAGCCCGCAGAAGGAGGAGGGGATTTAATGAGTATGCTGATGGGTGGACTTGCTGGAGGAGCAGCTGGAGGCGGTGGAGGAGGAGCCGAAGCCGCTGCGGCAATGGCTGGAGGAGCACAAAGTCCTATGACCATTATCGATCAAGCGGTGGCTCAGGTCTCTGGAAAGAGCGGCGAGCCTGTTTCGCTTGATCTTCTGACACAGTATGCTCAGCAGTTAGCACAACAATTAATAGGCATGCATCCTTCGGAGCGGCGATCGGCCTTGCTACGGCTTAAGCAAAAGCATGAAGTGCTTCATGCTTTGACAAGACAGGCCATGGAAGATCTGTATCGTCAAGGCGAATTGCAAGGTCGTATTCAAGTTCAACAACAAAGTGCTGGTCAATCTCCTGGTGTAAGTTTACCTATTTAATCGAGGTGATTAAACCATGAAACAACCTAGATTTTATGGTATTCCAGATTTAGATATTCGCGTTCAACATTTGTATCGTCAAATGATGGCTGAAAAGAATGAAGTCGAGGAGGTTGTACCGGAAAAGCAAGAGACGGTAGAGGAGACCACAGAAGAAAAGGTTCAAGAGGCAGTACAGGAACAGCAGCAAGTGAGTGAAGAGGTTAAAGAAGAAAAGGTTCAAGAGGTGGTGGAGGAAGTTGTGCAGGAGCAGCAGGAAACTACAAAACAGGAAACCGTCGATACTGTAGATGACGAGGACGTCGAAGACGACGATGATGATGACAATGTAGAGTCAGATACAAAAAAGCGGCGGACTCGTCGAACGAGCAAGCGGAAAACAGCTAGCGAACCGACAGTCGATCAAAATCCATAGGTGAGTCTATGCCGTTACCTCCTAGTTTTCCTGGAGATAAAAAACCACCAAATCGTAAACCTTCGAAGCCAATTGATTATTCGAAAATCATGCCCGAGATCCTTCCCGACCCGAGTGGAAAGATTATCGGTCGTGATTGGTTGAGGATTTATAAAAGACCTCCGCTGCCTAAGGCGGCTTCGTATGATTATGCCGTTTATAGGCTTTTCGTTAAAGCTTCTTCAGAGCAGCCAAGTCCTATCTTTGGATTTTGGCCGGGCTTGGAAAAGATTGCCGAACCAGTCCCCGGGACACCTCCGCAGCCCGTAGGAATGGCTCAGCCTAAGAAGCCCCAGGTTCCGGTTCCGACTCCACCAGCAGCTAAACCTCCTGGACAGCCTCCTACACCGAAGCCGCCTACGCAAGCCGCCCCTCCAAAACCGGCGACACCTCCATCACAGACTCCACCACCACAACAACCTCCCAAACCACAAGCTCCGCCACCACAGCAGCAACAACCACCTAAACCACAAACCCCGCCACCACAGCAGCAACCTCCCAAACCACAAACTCCACCTCCAGAACAACCTAAAGCTCAAACTCCGCCCAAACCACAAACACCTCAAACTGCACCTCCGCAGCAAACAGAGCAAAAGGCTCCTACACCGCAACAATCGCCAGCATCACAGGCTCCGCCACCTCAACAGCCACCTACACCGCAAACCCAGCCTCCACAACAGCCATCTGCTCCACAGCCTGCAGCGACTCCGCAAGCTCCGTCTCCAGAGCAACCGCAAACTCCGGAAACACCTTCTTCAGCAACGACGCAGGTTGTGGAGCCTATTCAGAGATTTGACGTAAGTTCCATTAAAAACAAGGATGATTATAACCGATTTCTTATCGGACTTCGTCAATCAGTGGAGCTGATGCCTCATTTCAATAAGAGCCGGATGGGCGAGCTGCGGGCCTATATGGATGTGCTTCATGAGGATCCGACGAAATGGCAACAAATTAAACCCAAGATACTCGGGATGATGAATTATGAGGCGGTTAAACAAGATACGGATCGATTGAATGCAATGCGAGCTCGTCGAGGACAGATTGCGAATCTCCGACAGCAGTGGCAGGATTTTGGTCGGTTAGTTAATGTGGAGAATCCTTACGATGCCGAACAAGCAATGGTGAGTCTCCTTACGACCCTCCGGAATGGGCTTGAGCAGATAGGGGCGGATGATGCTGTAAGAGAAATAGATGATCTATCTCGCAGACTCTATCATCGTTCCATTAGTGCCGGTGAGGCTTATACAGAGGTAGGTAATCTGCTGAACAACTTGATGGTAGAGTCGGCGGTAGAGCAAGTTGATCCTGGATTATGGCGGGCCCAGAACATAAGGGATTATGTGACTTTGTTGGATGCTGGAAATTGGACGGATGAGCAGAAGCAATATCTTTTAGGACGGTTTAATCAAGAGAAGCAAGCTTTAGTCGGGAATATTCGCTCATTGCTTGCTAGGAAGGATGACACGAGGATTTGGAGAACAAAAGATCTTAATGTGGATCAATATGAGGCGATTCTTCAAAGGATCGAGAACGCCAGGAGCATGGATGACTTCCGTCGTGAGATGTCCGTATTAAGGGATTATCTGAATCGTGACTTACAACGTGGGGCATTTGCTTATCGAGCAAACGAAGTAAAGCAGGCAGCGGAGGGGCTTCAGAATCTTCGTACATATCGTGATCAGATCTCTACGGCAATCAACCAACTAAATCGGATGAATATGATCGAGGCACCCCCTTCGCCAAAGCAGGTTGAGGGGGTTATTCAGCAATTAGATGGGCATTATAACGCTACCATCAATCATTTAAGGAGCATAGGAGAGGAAGATGCAGCAAGGAGGCTTGAGACAACATGGAATAATGTCAAAGCATTTTATCAAAACCGTCTCCATCCTCCGCCTAGTCATCCTGGTTTCGGTTATACTCCAACTTCTGCCAGGGGAAATCGTCCCGTTCAGGATCGTGAAATTCAACAACAACTTCGGAACTTGCATGATGTCACGAATCAGGTCTTTCAGGAAGTAGAGAATAAGCAGAATGATGAACTGCAGCGGTTGGTGGCGATGCAAGATTTCTATAACTCGGTTTACAGTCTGCATCGCCTTTCGCGGGCTGTGAACATTATGGGACCTAGTGAGGGACCAGCTGAATCTGAGGTTCCGGTTGGTCCTGCTCTTGCCGAGACTGCTCAGCCTCCAGGTGCTGCAGAAGGTGCTCAGGCTCCTCAAGCTCAAGCTCCCGCTGCAGAAACGGCACCTGAGGAACCTCCGCTTTCACCTCAAGAAGAATTAAGGCGAATGCTTTCGCCCGATGAAGGGCGAGATGTTCCTGAAATTCCATATCTTGATCGGATCATTACCGACCCGCGGGCTGCGGCGGAAATTGAATCGGCCTTCCGCTGGTCTGTTCAAACCTTCGGAAAGCCGCCTTTACCAATGCTCCGGGCCTTACAACAGATTTATAACGATTACATCAACATGGGCGAAATTCAAACCGAAGAGCAGGCCCGGGCATTTAATCGTCGAGTCTGGAATCAGATTGCAATCTTAAAGTTACAAGCAGCCTCTTTAAATGAAGCTCGTAGGTTGATTGAAGAGAACTTCGATGTTTTCGCTCCAATTTTTCAGGATGTCGTTCCCACTGAGGCTAATATACAAAGGAGGAGGTTAGAGGCTTTAGGTACGGCTTTAGCTCTTGTGGAATATAATCGGATCTATCGGCTGTATGCTCAAAATAAGGCTTTAAACCGCTTTAATGCTCGGGCGGCTTACCAGCGGGCCTTGCAGCGTGCCCTTTATGATACACTTGGAATTCGCGATCCAGAAATCGCTCGCCGGATTCAGGCCAATATTGCACGTTTCTCTCGCGAAAAGGTTCAAATCCGTAGGCCGACTTTCTGAGGGTAAGATATGTTTGACCTTATTAAATCTGCCGATCTCAACCCAAACATGCCCTCTGACAACGATATTCCGGCTGCCGATGAGACAGCCCAGAAGATCGTTTCTGCCTTGGGGGATAGGGACTATGGAGCTATTCAAAAGGTGCTACGCTCATTTGAGGCTGGTGATTTGACGGATGCTCTCGAGGATCCTGATGCCAAGAAATATTTGAATGCAATCTTTTATATCAAGCAAAAAGGACTTGATCGGAAAGGACCCGACGTTATTCATCAGCTTGATCTTAATACGGATGAGGGACGCTACGCCTTGGCACAATTTCAAAGGTTATTTCGTCTGGCTGTTGTAAGGCGGCTTCAAAGTTCAGATCAGCCTTTTGAAGAACTAAAATCGGTTTTACGGAAAGCTCTTGCTCCGAATCCGAATTTTACCGAACAGGATATTCACATGATAATGGAATCGATTAGGGATTCTGGGATCAACATTAATGTCCCTCAGCTTCCTGAGCAAAAGAAATCTTCCAATCTTTACAACTTCTTTATGTCCTTAAGTCCTCTTGCTAAGGTTGCCGTGTTGGCAGGGATTCCTATTACACTTGTGGGTGCTTATCAGATGTTAACGGATAAGATCTCAGGTAGGTCGGTTGGTACGACGCTTGCTGGTATTTTGCTGTTTGCCATGGGTTTGTATCATCGTGATCAATCATCCAATCCGTCTGGGCAAGGTAACGTCAGATGAGTGGTTTTGATGTCAAATTAACGACAAACGTCCTTTATTACATTGCTACTTCGGGCTCTAAGCGTGGTTTTTGGAAGGTTGCCGAAGATCTGAATCAATTCGGAGATAATCAACCGGATTTCTCGCAAATACCTTCAGAGCCTGATTTTAACGAACCGACGACCACCACTCCAGAATTTCCGTTTCCTTATTCGCCTTTTACTCCGACCAGTACAACCGAGCTTCCTGAAATTGAGACAGAATTTGAATCGGGCTTGGAACCGGAATTCGAAACTCCAACGGAAATTCGTCCTGCGGAACCATCCCTTCCGATAGATTGGCTTCATGCTAAGGTGCAATCCATTCCTCGCTTTAATCAATTGCTGAATGATCTAAAGAATCCGGCTCGAAGTAGCGAAGCTTGGAAGACCCTCAATGCTGAGTTTCCGGATTTCGTTAGGGCATTCAATTTCTTCCGGCGAAACAATATTCATATCTACGATCCCGATCGAATGTATGGGATCGTGAATGATCCTAAGCTTGCCAGTGAGGCTCGGAGTCACTTCCAGACACTTACACGATATGCTGTTGCCAAGAGGATTTTCGAGCGGGCAGCTGCACGAGGCGATATTGATATTCAAAAGGCAGATAAAAGCGTATTGGCGGAACTTATCAAGAATGAAACAAGCGATATTGTAGCGAAAGTTTCCGGAACTGGTAAACTAACGGAGCAGGATTATCGTGAGATTGTTAATGTCTTTCGCGATGCAGGTTTGATTTCCGGTCAGGTACCTCCGGCAGAGCAAGCTGCCAAGATGCCCGGGATTCTCTCCTATTTCGCTTCACTAAGTCCGCTTGCGAAAGCGGCGGTGCTTTTGGGAATTCCTTTGGGTTTGATTGGGGCATATCAAGCTTTAAACACCAATAGCAAAACCGGCTATATTATGTTAGGAGTGGGCGGTCTGGCGGCAGCATTAGGTTTAAGTGGTCTTCTTGGGCAAACGAAAACGCAGTGATTTTTATAACTAGCAATGCCTAGATCTATGCCTGCAGCCAGCTATTTTTACTATCCTACCGTAAAGGCAGCAAAACAGCCTATTGTTTATCGTAGGGTGCCGCATGTTTATTTTGTGGGGTATCCTCTTGAATATGGATTTATGGAAAAGGAAGCAGGGTGGCCACTACTTGCTCTTAGTGGAGCCTTGACACTTGCACCGTTGGCTGCAAAGGCTGCTCCTTATATTACTAGAGCTCTTCCTCATATTCCTAAAGCCCTTTCTGGAGCATGGAGGGCGGCGAATGTTGCTGCACCGTATTTGTTTCTTGGAAGTCTAGGGTATGATATTGGTAAAAGTCTTGGACCTGTATGGTCCAAACCAAAACAGCCTCGTCAAGCAACGCAGCAACCTGAAAAACCTCAAGAAAGTGTAGTTTCTCCTGAAACACCTGCACCCGAAGAACCAGCTAAACAACCTACACCTAAGCTAGAAACTCCAGAGGTTGATCCTCACGCTCAGGTTTCGATCGATCAGGCCGCTACGAAGGCTCAGATTGATACAAGTCAGTTTCGACAGCTTGCGAAATTCGTTGGGGTTCCCCTTCTTGCCTTTTCTGCCTTGTCTCTCTTGGATGGAAAAGCTGGAATTGGTTCTTTTCTTGGACTTACAGTCGGATTGTTGGGAACGATGTACGGTCTTGGTTTTTTGGATAAGCTCGGAATAGATGTTGATAGCTTTCTTAGTCGCTTCTTACCTCAAAGTCCTATACCTGCTTTTTCATCGTCGACAACACAAGAACAGCCAGCACCTCAAGAGCAACCAACTGAGTCGGAAATTCCTATAAGTGTTAAGATGGATCTTAAGACCCCGCTTGCTTCTGTTCCTGCGGGGCATTTGATTCGCACTCAAGAATTTCGAGCCCTTCGAGAAGCTTCTTCGAAGGGTATGAGTCTACTGGCTTCAGCGGCGTCTTCGAATCCAGAGATTCAGAGTTTTGCAAATCATCTAAAGGCTGCAGTTAATGATCCGAATCACGCTCGTCATACTGAAGCAGTTATTCTTTCTAATATGATCCTTTTGTCGGTGGTGAATCGGGCTTTCGAAACGGACAAACCTGCAGATCAGCGACGTTTGTCTTGGGCGGTCTCTGGAGGAATCAACTATCGTGATGCTGTACAACGGCAGCTGTCGGCGATGGTCACTGAAGAGCTAAGCAAATGGGCCAATATTGCTCGTACACAAGGAATGGAAGCTTTGTGGAATCGAGTCCGTCAAGAGATGACCAGCGGACAATTTTCTAATTTCCAGAATATCATGTCTCAATGGACACAAACCATCAATAAGGCATGGGCGGGAGGTGGTGCTGAAGGGACGGCTCCTCTTATTGCTGGGATTTTGAGGTTCTTAGGCCCGAATGTTGTCAATCGGCTGTTAATGGATCCGAATCTTGCACGAAATGTGTTGTCGCATAGGTCCTTGGTAGCTGATAATGTGGCGTCGAGTTTATCTCAAGCTTATCAATCCGCTAGGGGATAAAAAATGCCTTATTGGGAACAGCAACCACAACAACCACAGCAACCAACGCAACCGGGCAATAGAAGTCAAATTGTTCCTTTAATTCGCAAAGTCAAACAGCTTCTCAGTCTTCCTCCGGATCAGCTTGAATCGGGAAGGCGATTATGGAGAGAAGTGGCTAAAAACCCACAAATAGCTTCTCAATTAGGACCTGCACATAAAGATAAGATTATGGCAGCCGTCCTAAAGGATTACGTTCTACCACAGGTCAAGGATCCTAACCGAGCTAAGGAATTCGTCTCAAGGTTGCAGGCTGCTGTCTCCCAGTTTGCTAATCAAGCACCTCAATCTCAGCAGCCTCCCCCTCCACAGCCTTCCTCTCCACCCCCTCCTCCTCAAAATGTTAAGCAAGGTTCTTGGCTATGTGACCTTTTTAAAAATCCTCCTGGGGCTCTTGACAAGTCGTGGTGGGATATGCTATAATGTCGATTTATCGGAGGGTAAGCTATGCTGCTCCTGGGTGCTGTAGGTCAGGACTTTAAGATTGTCGGACGCAACGGAAATAGGATAGAACCGGTTTTTGTCTCTTCGATGATTGATGATCTTATTGATTTCGTTGACAATCTTTCTGGAGAAAAGTTATACCTGGTTGTTAATGAAAAATCTGCAATTTTCTTGGAAATTTTGTACGGATCTCATTCGAAAGGTAAGGTGCAGATCTTCCCTGTTTCCTCTTGGACTCTCGATCGATTGGTTGCTGATGAGGTCAAAAAAGAAAATCTAGATTCGTATAACGTTATCGATAAGGTTCGTTTAGGTTATGAAATTTGTGAGAAGGGTTTCCCTCGCAGCATAGGTGGTCCGAGACCTTTCCGACTCGAAGATAATCTTTATGGACAATATTGGTGGTCGCGTGTATTGGGTTTAGCTACAGATTCCTTTTACGAGCTAACGAAATTCCATGTTGGATTTTTGCCTTTTGAGCCTTTTGTTGCAAGTCGACGTTCGCTCGGCAGTCTGATTGCCAGTATTGGTGATGTGCGTTGGTACATGTACAAATGCGGGAATTTGTTTAAACGGTTTAAACGTATTTTCGACTGGAATTCCGAGAAGTTTTTGGATGCGATTTTTGATCCTCTAAATGGTTTCCATACGATCTATTGGAACGCACAGCATGCCTGGTATAACGCTTCCATAGCAGCCCAGTGTTTTTCGAACTATCGTAGATTTGGAGTTGATTTTATTCGTGATGCCGATGATGTAGGATTTCGTCTTGGAGATGCTTTTTATCGTATCTATTATCAGGAACAAATCAAACATCCCGAGCATATCGCCCTTTATCGAACGACGACTGCCTTTGTGAAATTTGTCCTTGGTGTGCTCCATTGGGCCTTTGAAAACTCCGAAAGAGATAACTACCGTAACGACGTAAGCTTTGAATTTCTGGACGTTCTATTGCCGACGGAAGAGGAAAGAGAGGAGTACATAAAGTATCTTAAACTTTTAACACCGGATAGAGAGGAATTTGAAGATGCGGTGGTTCCGTGCGGGCAGATTTCTGAGGACAAGGTACAGTCAATGTCCGTCGTCTTTATTATCCCGACTCGTTAAAAAATTTCAAACAACTATTCGAGAACGTAACTATATCACTGAGGAAACTGTTACATACGAAGAGAAATATATCCGTATCGATCCTCAAAGGGATGTCATTGATATTTACGTTGGTCTAACGCATCGTTTAACTCAAATCTGTGAAAAGTTAGACATCCCTTGCGACATCTTCCTAAACTTCCCGCCTCTTCATGTCGATCGTTCTGTTCTTGAGAATGGTAACTTTCGTTCTTTCCAAGTCGAGTTCCTAAACAGCATCATTAATGCTGTAATTAACGGAACTGGTGGAATTTACGTCGCTCCTCCTGCCTTTGGGAAGACGATTCTTATAGGAACAATTGTCAAGCTTTTTCCAAAGGCCAAGATTGATATTGTCTCCAGCAGAAGGGACGTCATTAAAAAGGCTTATGATTATCTTTCGGAATCTGGGATTTCTGCTGGTTTAGTGACTACAGGTTCTCGTCATTACGATCGTGTTACGCTTTATACAGTTAAAAGCCTAAGACACAGCTCATTCGATGCGGATTTGGTTATTCTGGATGAGGCCCATGAGCTGGTAACAGATCAAAATTTTCAGCTGCTTTTAAATTACAGAGACGCTCGATTTATTGCACTTACGGCAACTCCAGATACCCGCTATGATAACAAACACGAGCGGTTGAAGGCCCTTGTGGGACCTGTTTTGTTCCAGATATCGTACAAAAGAACATTGCAGGCAGGTTTAAACGTTCCAGTGGTGGTAAGGTGGTATGCTGCTACAGAAGGATATGTACCTGAGGATTGTAAAATCAGTGAGATTAAGAAATTTGGTTTGTGGAGGAACGAGCGTTTTAATCGACTGGTGGCACAAGTGGCTCGGAAATATTTGGATGAAGGAAAGCAAGTCCTAATTCTCGTCGATACAGCAGAACATGCTGAGAACTTATCTAAGCAGCAACTGCTATCGGATTTTGAAGTTATTATTGCCTCTCGCAGCAAAAATGCCAGCTTAGATCCTTGTACAAGGAAGGAAAGGGAGCGTGTAAGGAAGGCATTTGAAAGACGGGAAATTATGGGAGTTATTGCTACGAAGATTTGGTCGACAGGTGTCAGTTTTAATGATCTTGAGGTTCTTGTTCGGGCCGATTGTACGGCCTCACATACTGAGAGTATTCAGATTCCTGGACGAGTCTCTCGGGTACCAGAGTTGACGGATAAAGAATACGGAATTGTGGTGGATTTTGCTCCTGTCTTTAATGCTTGGTTAGAGCGTAGTGCCAGGAAGCGAATGAAGTATTACAAGGAATATGGTTGGTCTCAGATTCTGCCTGATGGAAGGATTATTAAGCCTGAGTGACTTTTTAAGCACGACTCGTCAATTTGATTTAAAGCCAGATCTACCAGAGCAGGAGCTAGCACGAAGGGTAGGGAGGGCGTATTGGTTGATTAAAGAAGGGTCGGGTTTTCGCCCGAAAGTTGGTCCGAAATGGTTTAAGGCTGCAAGGTTTTTAGTAGACCATAAGGTTCAAAACGCATTGTCCTATTGTCATGTTGTTAAGTTGATTAAAAGGAGGATTTTTCCGAACTTTCTATGGAGTGAGAAGGTCTATCAGGATGTTGAAAAATTTTTACGAAACTGGTCCGCCGAGCGGCTGCTAGAATTGTATTGCCAGTGTCGAGTGTTGGCACATGAGATAGAATTATGCCGTCGGATAAAGAATTGTGATGACTGCGATGCGGCCTTAGAGGTTGTTCGGAATGCGACGTGGTTGGATCCTGTGCTAAGGGTCATCGTTTACGGTTTTACCGAAACAACACCACCAGAGGATCTTCTTCAACAAGCGTGGCACGAATATTTGATTTCACCTGTTCTTTTTGACAATATTGTAGGAAGTCAGCCTTATGTCCGAGAGTCTGGAACAGAGGCTTTATTCTGAGAAGTATTTGTCGCTTGTTCCAGAACTGGAAATCATCACAAAAGGAGCTCTTCAAGATGAATCCATATTTCAGTTGGTGGTCAGGCAGCTTAATGGCGATTTCCTCCGCTGCGATGAATGCATGCATCTTTACTACATATGGGCACCTTTGATCGAGACCTACAATAAATGTGGGAAGCGGTTGAGTTGTGACTTTTTACTAGCGAAGTTAGCTGCTTTTCTTCAAAAAAGCCCTGGTTCTAAAGCTCATCATCGGGCTTACAATCTGATTAAAGAAGCGAAAGAAGGTCCGAAGGTTGAACCAGGTCCTGCGGAAGTTATTTTAGAGCGGCTTGCTTTACTTGCTGAACTTTATTATCGTCGTCTTCTTAATTTTGAGCTTTCATCGGTCAATGGTAAGGTAGGTGCTTTAGCTGAAATTATCAATCGAATCGAGCCGCATTATAGGAGGTCTATAAGTCGTCCAGCTCAGGATATAGGCGAGATTGATCTTTTTGCATTTCAGGACCAAAGCGTCGTCATAAGGCATCCCTATTATGTGGAGTTTGTCGATTATCTTTTGGATCGTGGAAGTGTTCATCCAGAAGTATGTTTGCTAATCGGACCTACCGGCTCAGGAAAATCATTCTTATCTTTACAACTTTGCACCCAATGGGCTTTGGCCAATAAGGATCCCAATAAGATATGTGCTTATTTTAGCTACGAGCTGGACCTGCCTAAACTAATCCCTCGAATAGGGGCTCAGCTTTGTCGGATTTCTATAGAGGAGTTTGAACAGATTCGACGCATTCCTGCGGAACAGCTTGACGATGAGACCCGTCGCAAACTAGAGCTTGCTACGGAGGCTAAACAATATATTCGCTGTTATGATTTCTCTGGTTATTTTCATGCAAAACAAGCTGGGGTAGATGATCCGATTTATGTTTATGGTTGCGGTGGAATCCCGGAAGTTGTAACCATGCTTGAGCAGGAAGTTGAAAAAGGCAAGAAAATTGAGTTTGTCATAATTGACTGGGTCGGGGCGGCGATTTTAGCTCAAAATCAGTCCATTAAGGACAACAGCGTCTTTATTCGATTGCATCAAGATTTTGCTGTTCAAGCCTTACGACATATTGCAGCACCTTTCGATTGTGCTGTTTGGTTAGTCCATCAGGTTGCAGGTGCTCGGGAATCAAAAGGTTCTCGTGTGCCTATTCATCATTCGGAAGCCTCTTGGTCTAAAAATATGGCTCAGGTGGTCAGTAATGCTATAACTTTAAGCAAAGCCAATAATCAGGGAATTCAGGTGCTTATTGCCAGCAAAACACGGAACGCTAGCCGTCGGAATCCTGTCTGTATTCAATTTAATCCCGTCACAACTCTATTTGAACGAGCGGATAAATCCTTCGGAATTGATTATGACAGCAATATCTTGGTTGAAATCCCGGGGTAGCTGTCATGCTTAATGATCGCCTGTATCAAAGGCTTCTCGCTGTCTTCCACGACGTTAAGGTCAGCAATATGGGGGAGCGTTTGGTTTGGGAGTTAGTTCCTGGTCCTTTTGGCTCTCGTACTAGGATTGAGATCAAGCATTGGGGCGAGACCTATAGTGTAAACTGTCCGTTTTGTCACGAGTTTGTTGGGAGGCCGGATCGTCACCATCGACTTTATATCAGCCATGCCTGGTACGGTGAGATTCGCGGCAGGCGACTCTGGTGGCTTGTTAAATGTCACAACGAAGATTGTTTTAGACGTAATCCGGATAATATTGGTCGTCTTCGGACCATGCTTTTCTATTCTCGACCGGAAGTGGCTCCGATTCCGGAACCGACAGACTCTACCCCTGAACCTCTTAAGCCCGTCCGGCTTCCTCGTCATATTCCGACAGCGGCTCTCCCTGATGACCATCCGGCTGTCAGGTATCTTTTAAATAGGGGTATTGACAAAGAGCTTCAGGTTCGCTATAATATAGGTTATTGCTACGAGCAGGATCCGGACTATCCGACCGCTCACAACAGGATATTGTTTCCAATTTACATGAATCATGTCTTGGTTTCTTGGCAAGCTCGCAGTCTCGGGAACGCCTTACAGAAGTACTATAACTGTCCTGGAACGAAAGTTTCTAATATCCTCTATGGCTGGGATTTAATCTCCGACGATAGCTATTGCATCTTAGTCGAAGGAATCTTTGACGCGATCCGTGTAGGTCCTCCAGCCTTAGCTTTGTTCGGCAAATCCATCTCTGACGCTCAAGCGAGACTTTTAAGACGATTTAAGGTTGTATTTTATCTCCCTGACAGTGATGTAACCAAAGAAGAAAAACAACACTATTTATCGATTCTGAGAAGATACAATATCCGCTGTTGTCCTATAAACTGTCGATCTGTCAAAGATCCTGGCGAAATGACTAAGGAACAGATTAGGATTTTGCACGAGGTCGCAAAGGAGCGTGCTAATGGTTCCTATCAAGAAGTTGCACTTGAACTCTGTGGATCCTGAAATCCTTTCTCTTGTTGCAAATCCAATCGAAACCGATGATCCTCAGAAAAGTGCTTGGAATATTGTAGATCGTTTTTTAAAAGCAAAAAAAGGTACACTTGTTTATTACCGCGGCATATCTTATTCTTATATCGGCGGACATCCTTATCGCGATACTGTAGATTTTCTTAACAACAACGAGAATCCTCGGCTTAAGGAGCTAAAAGTCGCCAATTACATTTATGGTCCCGACAAAACTTACTCGATTCTTATCCTTGGCGAAAGTCCTTCTGCTCAAGAAGAGGACAAAGGTTTAAATTTTGTCGGGGATTTTGGGGAGGCCTTATATCAGGCTTTGGCTGATTGTGGTTTCGATCGTTTCGATGATTGTTACGCTGCCAATTTAATCCGCGTCTATCCTAGGCCTGCCCATAAGGCTCCGATGCGAAATCTTTGGCTTCCTTTTCTTCTCAAGGAGCTTCTTGTTCTTCGACCTTCTGTAATCATCTGCTTGGGCACCTCTGCCCTACGTGTTTTTACCACGAAAGCTCTAAATGCTGTCATAGAGCAACCATTGCGTTTGACGTTGGATATCAAAGTTGGTGATGACGAGGCAGATTCTTTCGATACTGTTGTTTATGCTGCTCCTCTTAGTGCCTTGAGGGAGCGATCGGAGTTTTTCCGCTTTAGAAACGCAGTTGCTAGTATTGTTAATGCCATTAACCACAAGGATACCATTGTCCCTTCGGGATCCGTATCAGGTGTCCTTCGGGAGGTACCTGTTCCGCCTATTAAAGAGATTTACGATGCCCAGGAGCTTAAGAATCTTGTTGACGCGATTGTACAAGCTGCCGAAGAGAAACTTCAGCTTGTAACTTGTGACCTGGAATGGAGCGGTCGATTTCCGTGTTATAAGGGTGCCTTCCTGCGGGTTATTGGGTTGTATTGGGATGGAGATGGAATTGCCCATGCCATTGTCATGTCTGATCCGGAGGGCAATCCAGTTCAAGATCCGATCCTAGTCGCCCACCAGCTTGACCGTCTTTTCGCTCATCCTAATGTACAGATCATTGGTCACTATTTCATTTCCGATGCCGCTTGGTTAATGGCTATTGGATGCTCTAAGGTTATAGAGAAGTTTTTGATTCCTCCCGACACTTGTACGCCAGAATATGGCGGTATCTTCGACACCCTTTCTGCTCATCACGCTTACGATGAGACTGGCGAATTTAACCTTAAGGAGGCTGCCAAATTACTTTTAGGTTATGAACCCTGGAATAAAGAGGTTCTAAATTTTGTTCGAAATGATTCGGGGTTTGGGGCCGTTCCCAATCATATTCTTCTTCCTTATCTGGCTAGGGATCTTTATGTAACCCGTGAGTTTCGAGACTATCACATAAGGTTCTTAAACCAGGACCAAAATGGTAGGAATTGTTGGCGGGCTTACGTCCTGAATGTCCGCTCGTTGGCAGCCTATTTGGAGATGATGTATCATGGTGTTGCAGTGGACGTTCGTTATGTAAAACGCTTGCAGGAATCATATCAGCTGGTGCTAAAGGATCTTGAGGAGGAGCTTCGTTCTATTTCAGGTTGGTCTGACTTTAATCCGAAATCGTATGATCATAAGGTAGTTTTGTTATTCGGACCAGAATTTCTTGTTGGCGGTAAAGGTCGAAAGCTTCCTATCCGCTCGGCTCGTCTAAAACCTTTTAAAACGACTTCAGGTGATGATTGGGATCCTTCCTTTTGCGGTCGTGAAAAGCCCTCGACGGATTTTGAAAGTCTGGAATTCCTCGCCAGTCAAAGTGAGGCTGCTAGGCTTTTAAGGGACTATTCTGCCATTAGTCAATTACTTAAGACCTTTCTAGGCCCTAACGGTCTTATCAAATTTGTCTGTAACGAAGAGGTTCCACGTATCCATCCTATGTACTTCCCTTATCTTGAAACCCGGAGGGCGAGTTCCTCTAAACCAAACATGCAGAATCTACCTGGTCCAGAGAAGGAAGCAAAGTACCAACAGATTGCTAAATCTCGTTATATCGGAGCCATTAGGCGTGCTTTTATTCCTGATGATGGTCACATATTTGTTAGTGCAGACTATGTTGCCGCTGAGTTGTTGATGCTTGGTGTTGTATCTCAGGACGAGCAGCTTCTTGAGGATTATCAGTGTATTAATTTGCCGGACGGTGATCCTAAGAAATTGGACATCCATTCGAATGTGGCTGTTTTGGCCTTTCGTTTAGATTGTCCTCCAACCAAAGAGGCCTTGAAGTCATTGGGGCTTGAACACCTTCGTTTGGCTGCAAAAAGAATTATTTTCGGCCTAAATTACGGGCGTTCTGCTGAATCGATTCACCGTCAACTTCGTAGCTCTGGAGTAGATATAACGCTGGAAGAAGTCAATCAAATTATCACAACCATTTACACGCGTTATCCAAAGGTAAAAGAATTTCAGGATAAGGTAAGGGAGAGAATCCGTGAAGGAGCCGAGAATCCGACTTCCAACATCCGCTGGTTGGCTAATTGTTTTGGCAGCTGTCGACGATTCTGTGGAGGGCGGTCAGCCAGTATTGTGTCTGAACAGGAGCGGGAAGCCTTAAATTTCACTTGTCAATCAGGGGTCGCCGATGCCATCGCTATTGCTATGGCCAACTTTATGTCCCATCCGCTAAAGGAGGTGATTGGCTATAAGTTGGTCATGCAGCTACATGACGCCCTGATCTTTATGGTGCCCATGGACAAATATGACGCTTTCCGTCCTGTCATCAGGGAGTGTATGGTTGACAAGGTTGTCTTACATCCACTTAAAGATTTAGAAGGAACGGTCATCGAGGACAAAAGTTATCACTTTGAGGTGTCAATTAAAGCTTTAGACGTATTTTCGTAATGGAGGTGAGCTATGCCTTTCAAGAAGCAAAGTCTCTCTCTTAATGGTGAAACCCGTCGTGCCTTTCGTAATTTGAAAGACGCATTTTCCCGGGCTTTGGATTTTAATCATAACACCGTCGTCATCCCGCTTCCTGTGTGGGATCGCGAGCTTAATAGCTTAACACCTACAACAATACGGGGAGCTTTAGGGGATTGGATGAGGAAATTTCCTCGTGTAAGGGTAACAGGTCCGGAAGGGGATGCGATTTGGATTCCTTATGATCCAGATGAGGTTAATCCCGAGAATCCGGTGGCGATTATTCGTCAATTCTTGTGGAGGAAGAATGATCCCATTATTCAGAAGCACGCCCATTTGTTTGATGTAGCTTCTCGCGGAATTTTTCGCTATGACGAAACGCGGTACTTTTTCTTTGGCATCCTGATTATGAGTGGAGGTAAGGTTTTGGATAACTTTTTAGGCGTTGATAAGCCTTTGCTGTTTGATGTACCAAAAACAGCAGGCGAGGCGATTATGGTCGAGGCCAGGAAATCCCGTGGCTTCCTAGCCCATGAGAATTTGACTTTCTTAGAGTTTGTTCCCAGGCGGTCTGATGCCCAATCGTTATCGAAGTTTGAGGTTGGCTTGAGACCTTTTGAGGCCTTTTGTAACCTTTACAACATTGATCAAAATCGTATTCGCGAAGCCGTCCAAAGGCGTTTGAATGAGATTTCCAGCGGCAAATTGACTTGGGATCATTTTGTCGATGTTTATCCGGATGAACGCCAATTTGAGGAAATTGTCTCAGCTTTTATTATTTACCCATCGCTTTTAGTTCATTTGTTTGAGAAGTCGGTTTGGAGGTCAAAATTGCCTGCTAGTGTTCTTGACATCGGGGAAAAGGAGCGGGACGATATTCTCAGCGAGCATAAAAGGGATGCCGATGATGCGGACGAGGATGATTTCGAGGATGATGCTATTGATCTAGATAGCTTTTGGGAACAAAAACCTGTCAATGAGTCCTCAGGGCGAGTTAACCATTGACCTTTGTCCTTAGGGCGTTAGTTATGTCTAGCGATATTGGTGCTTCTGTTGCAAGGAAAGTCAAAATTCCTTTTTTGATGAGGATTTTGCTGAATTTGGAAGCCTTACCTTTGGGTAGAGTTATTCAGATTATGGGTCCGCAGGCTTCCCTAAAAAGTACATTCGCTGCCGAGATCGTCAGGTGGCATCTTTGTGAGGGTGGGAGGGCGGCTTTTTTTGAAACAGAAGGTAAGCCTGCGGCGTTTGTTTATATGTGTTTGATCGAGACTTTTGGTAAGGAGGTTGTTAGGATTTGTCGAGTTAAGAGGATGGAAAAATGGATGCAGGAGATTTCTAAACAGATTCGAAAAGGAGAGGAGCTTTTGGAACAAGGGGTGAATCTGCCGCCTATGGTTTTTGTGGTCGATAGTGTGCTGGGCTGTAACAGCATGCAGACCATCTCGGATGTAGATGAGCGAGGATACCCCAGTGAAAGATTCGCCTCAGAATCGAGACGCATTACGGATTTTCTACGTTCATATTCCAGCCGGATTGCGGATCTTCCATTAACCCTAATTATGGTTAACCATGTCAAGCTCCGCCCGACTGGATTTACGATTCAAAAGGCGACTGTTGGTGGGGTAGATCTTCGTTATCGTGCGACCTTTGAACTGGAATTGAAGAGGGAAAAGTCGACCAGCTATCTAGGTGGTCCGTGTGAAAATTTACTGACCATTAGCGTAGAAAAGAATTCTTTCGGACCGGATGTTACGTCTATTTCCGTACCGGTCATTTTCGACAATAGGGATCGTAAGATTTATTTCGATTGGTACTCGCCGCTTACGCGTTGGCTATGTGATCTTCGAACCGATTATGTTAAGCCAAAGCCCGCACCTTCTGTGTTAGAACAAATCCGAGGGCTTTTTGGGATATCGGTTCGCTCTGGCGGTCCGAAAGGTAAGCTTTATTACTGCGAATCTATCGGGATTGAGAAGGAGAATGCCTTACCGGCCCATGAATTTGGTAAGTTTTTGGAGGAGAATTGTCAGGATAAATTGGCCGTTCTTTCGGAGATTATTGGGATTCGGACTGTGGATGATATCGTTAGTGAAGAGTCTATTGATTTCGAGCATTAATATTTGATGAAAGAACAGGTTTGGCTATTTTTTTAGATATGGCTTCGGAACAAGAGAAAAAGAAGTATTGGCTTCCATATGCGGAAGTCAATTCGGTTCAGTTGGAAGATGAAGCTGTCATCTGGGACTGGCTTCAAGGTAAGACAGAGCAGCTTGAAAGCATAGTCTTTAAGGATGGCAGCTTCATTCCCACCATCTTTGAGGTAAAAGGAAATCGGTATATTCTCTTACCTGTGCCGCATTTATGGCTTACAGTTCTGTCGCCGCTTTCGGCGGTATATCTAAAGGTCCGCTCGTGGTACTTTGTGTTGGTCTCATTGGAGGTTTTTGCTTGTGAAGAGGATAAGTCATCGTCTGACAGTTAATGAGCGGACTGTTGAAGTCACGGACATCGAGACTCTCTGGCGGATCGGCAAAGAGATCTTAAAGGGAAGCAGGGTCTATGGGGCCCATCGGAGCTATTTGGCTTTTTGTAGGAATCTGGCCCTGCGAGTCTCGAAGTCGGAGCTAAAGTGGCTGAGGAATGTTCCTCGTCCGTTTTTGGGATTTGTAACTCGGCTTCCCGAGCGGACAAGGAAACACATATATAACCTGCTTGATCGCCCGTGGACTGTTGAAAATTTTCTCATGTCGAGAATCCCTACACTAAGCCACCTCAGTTTTCATGATAATATCAGGTCTATGGTGGTCTTGCTTGAGGCCCTTGTCGATTGTCTCCAGCAAGGGCTGCCATATGACTATGTTTCGCCTAGCTTGTATCAGGATTTGATGAGGCTGAAGGAATTGTGTAATGAGCTATGTGCGAAGATCGGAAACATCGATGCAAATACGTTGGGCACAGATAAGGTCGTGGCTAAATGGTATAACAGGTATCGTAAAAAAGTACCAGGGGAAGGTTCTCGACAAGAAGGACGTCGAAAGGCTATATCGGGCGATCAACAAAAGGCTTAGCAACCTTGGGGCTCATGCTCCTGAGGGCCTTTTGTTTGAGTCGCTATTTGTTGACTCGTTGGTGGTGGAATCGGTCTCTTGTAGTATCGTCTCTTCCGTGCTGAAATGGCCTCATGACGAACCTATTCTCGAGGTCAGAGATTTCCAAGCCGTAAAGACGTTGAAGGATAAACCAGCCTATCTTATGAATGCCAAAGTCTTGCTTGGCTCTCCTGCTGGTTTAGTTCAGCCCTATCTGGTTCTTCTTCCGACTTTGATCGTAATGTGCAAGAAAGCCTACGGTAAAAGGAAGTACCTCCACGAAGGGATTCGTTTGGAGCGGCTTTCTGGCACAGTGTTTTGGGTACAACTGGTTTTAGGAAAAGTACCTCTGGTTAAGGGAGTAATTAAATGTCTGAAACAATCGTAGGATTTCAGTGTCTGAAAAGGATGCACTACGTTCCCGAATATTCTCCGGGGACAGACCTGAAATACTGCGGAAAAAAGCTCTTGGAGTACACCATCGATATTTGCCTAGAGCAGGCATGGTTGGAATCTTGGTGGGTGTATCGACTTCTTACTTGGTGGAAACCGAGTTGGTTTCGGGATCTGCTAAGACAATTTGAAGTCGATATCCCCAGGTTTCGCAAAGGTCTTTTATCTTTGAGGAAGGAAATAGAGGACCCTGCGGCTGTCGAAGTCCCGCTTGCGGATCGGGACGTTGCTGTATTTTCAATCTTTATCGCGGTGTTTCTTAAGGTGTATATGATTGCTTGTAATGTTGCTGGGCTTCAGCCGACTGCAGAAGGCACTTTGCCCATTAAAAGTTGGCATGATCCTCAGCAATTTTTGTTTGAGGTCCAGAAACGTGTCGAGAAACTTCTGGGAATAGACAGAAGATGGAGGAGGTTGTATGTTGGAGTACAGAAAAAATGGAATGCTGTTTTACAATCCCTTCAGAGAATTGCGGGTTTTATTCTTCCTAATGTTAAAGGCCATGGAGGACAGTGATTTCGAGGGGATCGAGGAGAGTCCTTTTAAATGCGACCCGCAATCGAGAAGGGAGGCGGTTCTGAATCTACTCAAAGAGGCTTACTGTCCCTCGGGGACGGTGGAATATGATCCATGGAAGGCAATCCTAGGAACAAGGATTTTTGCGGAGATTGTTTCTTATGGAGTGGACAACTAATTTTGAGATCCTTCCGGATATTGCTACAGTATCGATTGGAAAAGCTTCACTTCGTTTTTGGTATGCGAGAAATCCGCCTTATAGGGCGGATTTTTTGTTCGGGTTTAGTTCAACGCTCGGCTCGCATGCTGGGCATGTGCTTTATCGTTATTCACGTAAGCCCACTTGTTGGGTGGACCACGCGATTGCTGCTGGGTCCAATATTTGGAAGTGTGGTTATGGTCCCTATCGGATTTCGACTTTAGGGATCCCGACGGATAAGGAGCTAGACTGTTTGCTCTTTCAGACAAACTTTATGCTAGTTCCGAAGAAAAGAAAGCTGCTTTTACCGGAGACGCTCGGTGTACAAAGCGTTCCGGTTGAGCAGTTTAATGTGGCCGTCGGGATAAGAGCCCGGGACCAGATCATGCAGGGGTATTATTTCCTTTCGTATTTCTATTTTTATCGTTGGGCTGACGAGCTTCCCCGCACGCTCGAGACCCATATCAAGGGGCTTGTTCAGGGTTGTCCTGTGAGAGGTTTAGACCCTCGACCGTTCGTGCTTGCGGGGTTTGCGGTCGGCATCTACAGTTTTTCTTTCGTACTATATGGTTGGTTCTTGGAACCAGGGTTCTTCTTGAATATCTACTGGTTCCAGGGATCATATCCGAATATTTCGGTAATTAGGGACTTCTTTTGTCCCGTTCAGGAATTTTTGTTGTCCTGGGCACCGGTTTGTGCCTACATTCCGAAAAATATCCGGATACAAGTCAGACGTGTTCCGGATCATAGCGTAGCTGAGGTGGAGGCTAAGTCGGATTTGTCACGATGGACAAGATTTTTGGAGGGCTGAATATGTTTGACTGGAAGATAAAAAGAGCTGGATCGTTTTTGACAATAGACATCCAAGGCTCCGAAATCGAGCTGCGGCTTTGTGACAAGCCGCCCACGCGAGCTGATATTTTAGGAGCATGTCAGTCATATCAAGACTGGACGAGCTCACATATGATCTTCGAATATACCCGGGATCCGACATCCTGGGCGAAGTATATTCAATATAATCCGACAATGGTTTGTGCTTGCAAATTGGACGACCAATTGTTGGCTCCTCAGGGGCATTATTGTGATCGGGAGCTGGACTGGCTGACACTTACCATGGCCTCTATGCCCCAACCATGGGAAAAGAGGATTGTTATCCTTGACCCTGTATTGGGCTCTGTAGAGGCCCCGGTAGAGCGATTAAACGCGGTGATAGGTATTCGTTTAGTCGAGGAAACTGCAAGGGGCTATTACCTGGTTTCTTATGCTACTATCTACCGGATTAAAGACAGTAATAAGCTTGAAAATGCCCGTTGGTTGTATAGCCTATTGAATTTTATTCTTCGTAAAGGACGAGGGTGCAGAGATTGTGCCCTCGGCTGCTATACAAGGTTTCTGGTTGTGGGTTTTGTGGGTGGTGCTGTGGGCTCCGCCTACTTACTTCACAACTGGTTTTCGAACCAACAACTATTCATGAATTTCTACAACTTTTTGGAAACTCCCTTGGAGGCGGCTAGGATTTACGATTTCCTTGTGCCAACAAGGGAGGTATTTTTGGATTGGGGCAATTTGATGCTCCCTGCAAAAAGTTTTCAGATATCCGTTCGTGATGTGGGAAATATGGAGTTGGCTAAGCGGATGCTGGTGGAGGATGTTAGTAGGTTTTTTGTACAAGGAGGCGATGTATGAAGGAGCTATTTGGTAAGAGTGAACTGGAGTTGCTACAAGAGGCTAAGCAATGTCAGAAGTCGCTCGGCGAGGTCTTGGTCGATAACTATGTAAAGACGACCAAGAAACCTCTACCTCGCCCTCAAACCTTCGCTGAGCTGCTTGTTAAGGTGCTAGAAGGAGCAGCTCAGCGTATTGTGTCTGAAAATCTTCGAGGGCTACGTACGGGAGAGGAGACCACAAGCCTTGCCGAGTACTATCCTGATAGACTTATGAGGATCTCGGTTCAATCGTACGTCGATGTTGCGTTGAAACTGATAAGCGATGCCATGACGGGATACGAGTTTCTAAATGGCGTGGAAAAGGTGGTGTTTGTACGGGCGGTGGTAACAGAGTTAAAGAAGGAGGTCGACTATGAATCTGTTGAAAAGGCCGGTGAATGAGTTAACACGGTACTATCTCATTTTGGAAGAGGCCGTACGCGAATTGGTGCGGCGAGTGCCCGAGCTGGATTTGGATTCCATGTTCAGTGATCTCCACGTGCAGATCATTGAGGCTGCAAATGCAGCTCGGGCTTATAGGCTGATTGTTGGCCTTGCACCGACATATACAGCCGAAGATTTGGAGGAGGTTTACCATGCTCCATGGAAATGGACAGTTTCTGCAACGGACCTTAGTTACATCTTTAAAACCATTGAGCGTTACGACGAATGTCCGGAGCTCAGGGCACTCAAATGGCTAAATGAAAAGCTAAGTGAAACAAAGTTTTCCATGGATGTCGTTGCAAAGATCATTGTGGAGGCAGCAGATCGCATGAGTGCGCAGGATCGCTTGCGGGCGATTTCTGCCTCCAAGGAAGAGCCCCTTGGAGTGCTGGGGCTCTATTTGCCGAAATAAAAAGGCGTGTTGGTTAATTGGAAGATGCCCCATCGCCCTTGCGGGCGGTGGGGCATCCTCTCTTTGGTCCTTTTTTCCATTTGGAGGGCGAGAAAATGATTCTTTCACGATACCCATTTATAGCTAGGATTAAATCTTACGACTTCTTTTACAAGACCAATGATCGTGCACAGCCTTGTGATTTGTTGGTTTGTCCTCCCGGTGATCGGGTGGGACTAGTGCAGGTACCGTTCATTGACTTTTTCAATAGCCTGGGTCCGCTTCGTTATCACGTCCCTTGGTGGAAGCGAGGCGATTCGTCTTGCCTTTATTTCTTGGATGAGGCAGGGCGTCCTGTGGAATACAAATTGGACAGGGCGATCCGAGAGCGGTTCCAGGATAATTTCAAGGAGATCGTTAACAAACCCATTGTTTATTGGCACGACCATCTATATTTCCTCTCCTTTACATACTTCTCTTTGAATATTGGGCGATATCATTTGCCCTCTCAGCGGATCGACAGCTGTGTGATCGACTCTTTCTTCGGTGATCTCCGCTGCTATCCAATTTGGGGCGGAGACAACAAGCTTGTCTTCGTGGTTAATCGCCTCTCTGGTTTGTTCTTGCTTGATGAGAAGGCGATTACTCTTCTGCTTACAAATTTCACCTTTGTTCCTTCTATTCGCAGTACCATCTTTAGTGTCGTGCCAATATTGGACACGCCTATCCGGGCTTTAGTTATGGCTTTCTACTATAGTGATCTGACTCAAGAGACCGTTCTTGAGGATGTCTATTATATCCCCGATGTCGACGGTACGACGGCTTATCGACCCTCTGAGCCGATCTTTCGGCAGTTTTGGTCGCATAGGGCCGTAAGGGACCGTATCGGGCTTTTCGTCTTCAAGGACGGTCAGATTTATCAGTGTTTTGTCTTTGGCGGTAGTAGGGCACCGTACCTTATACCTGTTTTCGACTACGGTGCCATCTATTATACGGATCTTGCACGTATAAGCTGGTATGCCTTCTGCTTGGACACCAAAAGCTTCTCTCTTTTGGATCCGCAGGAGGTAGGTCTGTGGTTCAAGCCTTGTGATGAGTGGGTCTCTGTCTGTGATGAAGCGAATTTTCACGCTTTGAATTCGACCGCTCTCACAGAGACGATTCCACTACCAGCTCACAAGGTACAATACGAGCTTTGTTGGAAGCGTGAGGAGGGCGAGACATGAAGCTGGTCACGCGGTTTCAGTATGCTGGTCGGTTGGTAGGGTGCGATTTCGTTCATCGTACAAGGGATCTAGATGATCCCGTTGTGGATATTCTCGTTCTGAAGCCAGACGGGAATATCGTTACGGCGTATTGCCAGCAATGGCATTACCGAACGACCATTTATGGCCGTCTCTTTGACTATCATGTTCCCTGGATACGCAAGGACGGCGATAAGTACTATATGTGCGCCATGGATGGTGACCGGCTAGTGGAACATGAAGTTAGACTTTGTGATATGGATGAAACAATAAAATACACGATCGACAGCTATAACAGTGCGCCATATTTTGGGCTTACGTATTTTTATCGTATGCCCTTTTGTTGGCGCGGAAGGTTGTATTTTATTGAATGCTGTCAGATCGCGATAGAGGTTCACCGGTTTACTATGGACGGAGTGCAGAGGTGCGAAAGGACTTCTATCGACGGAAACTTTTACGACCTCGCACTCCGTCCCATTTGGGGCGGAGCCGATCAGGCTGTCTTCAGTTTGATCGACCTTAAGGGGATCTTGACGTTCTCCGAGGACCGGATCGATATTTTTCAAGGAAGAAGCCTCGCTCCGCATATCCCGGGTGTGGTTCTTCCCATCATGGAGGAACCTCTAGGAGCGTTGATATTTTTCTTGGACAAACAGATGGAGTACGATACGGTTATCGAGGACGTCTACTACATCCCTAATGTCTATGAGAATGTAGCCTATCATTCACATAAATGTCAGGAAGCTTTAAGAGGCACGAAGTTCGTCCGTAACTATGTTGTGATGATGGTCGCAAAAGGAGGTTGTTTGCGACAGATAGTTGGTTTTTCTGTGTCTCCGGAGGTCGTGTTTCGATCTCCGTCGGTTTTTAAATATCGTCCGGTTATTGACGATAAGGTGGTAACCGTCCATGACTTCGTAGACGGTGCTTTTTATTGCTTCGATATGGATGATCTGATTTTAACGGGTCTAGGTTATAGCCGAGTGCGTGACTGGATGATGCATAGGCCTACATCTCTAGAAGATTACCCTCGCATTCTTGTGGATTCCTATTTGACTGCAGGACGCAAGACACTGGCCATGGTGAAGCTAGATACGGTCACGCAGGCACCCTGGACCCACAATACTTATCGGCTTCAGTGGTGGCCTTGGAAAGCGATAAGTTAAGTTTTTCGGAGGTAAAGCTATGAAAATCCAGCTGCTGCCTCATTGGCGTGTTGTTTGGGTACAACCGCCAACCTACTGTTTTCTTGACATTGACTACAGTACGGACTTGGACCCGCGATACTGCAAAGGTGGTTCGCGGGTTTTTGTTTGTCCTTCCTTAGACTACGTCGACAACCATAAGGCTGTCTTTAGCGGCCTACCCCTGTTCCATGTGCCGTATCATAGGGCATTATGGACAGTGCCTCGGACAGAGGTTAGCTTATTCGATTATACCGGGGCAGTTTATAGGCTCGGCTCAGCGGTTTTTTCGCGAGTCTTGAGCCGAGAAGGGGACTATCCTCCCGCTTATATGATGGAACTGCTTCAACGTAACTCGCAGCCGCAGATCGTTTTATCCTCCTATTTTGAGGAATATTTTGTGCAGAGTCATATCTCGCTTGAGGACTTAAGCGTTGAGCGTAGGGTAGCTTATAGTTCTCCAAGCGTGAATGTCTCTGCATTTCTCTCAGAGGTCAACCCTGGACATATTCTTCCTGTTTGGGGTTTGCCTCATGTTTATATATTCCATCGTCGCATTAACGCGACACATTTTTACTCTGTATGGGACTTAAGGAATCTTAAGGCCTATACATTCTTCATTCCTGAAGGATGTGCCCTGTCTCATCTTATCTCGGATGCCTCAGTGTCAGCACCCGTCAGGTTTCCTGGGGCATGTGTCTGGCTCTGGCCTCTTGTTCACGAAAGGCTGATTGGTTTCCTGCTTCTTGCCGATTTACAATCGCCTATGGAGCAGGATTCCTTTTATGTTGAGTACCTGCCCCTGGAGTCTGAGGCAGGTTATGGTTATACCATTTCCACCTCCTATTACAACCAGCTTGTAGTTGTCCAGGAGCAGTTGTTACTCATGTTTCCATTTGTCAGGCCTTTCGTGCGTCTTTTCTCTCCTAGTAATGCCTTTGTGGTCACCGATACCCTTTTGCTTGACCTTTCGAAGAATCGGTTACAATTTGGCTTTTGTGCCGCCGATTCACTACTAAAGCAGTCCGTTCCAGAAATTAACGTTATTCTGGAGCGGGACAGTGTGCCGGGATGTCTACGCTACCGGACGGAGCCGATATATGCAAGGTCCCTTTAGGCACTAAAATTAGGTTGAAGTTATAGGGGCCTCTTATGTCGCCAAAGTCTAGGTTTGCTGTCGACATCCCGGACAAACAACAATACGGTGACCTATCCGAGATCCAACCCGGCCAGTTTCTGGACTGGGTTGTAAAGGAGCATATTTCTTCTCGTGCAGGTAAACATTATGACATTCGCTTTGGTGGCCCAGGAGGTCTTTATTCCTGGGCCACCAAACATCAGCTTCCTCAATCTCCTGGGGAGCTGATTGCAGTTTTTCAACAACCTTTACACGATTATTCTTTTTTTAGCTTTGAAGGAGAAATTCCTTCCGGTTATGGTAAGGGTCCTGTTAAGACGGTACAGCAGGGTCGGATTCTAGTGACGGATGTTTCTGAGAATTCTTTGGATTTTACCGTCGACAAGGGCCGCTGGGTTGAGCGTTACAAGCTGATTCGTAGCCCCCAGAAACGGAAATGGTATCTTCTTCGGACTGGACCGGGGATTCAAGTTCCTGAAAAGAAAAAGTTTCAGCTTATCGACGAGGATGAAGCTCGTAACCTTATTCGAGAGGTTGGAAAAAATATCGTTTCGGTTCAACCCAAAGTCGATGGGGCTTTGACTTATGTAATGATTACACGCAGTGGCAAGGTGGAGCTTATATCGCCTCGGATTTCTTCCATAACTGGGGGACCTATCTTTTATACTGAAAAATTTTCCCCAAAGGCGATTCGCACGGATATCCCTTCCAAAATGAGAGGGGTGATTCTGGCTGGAGAGCTTTATGGGGTTCAGAAGACCAAAGATGGGGAGCGGGTTATTCCTCCTGCCCTTTTGACAGCGATTCTTAATTCTGGAGTCGAGAATGCCCGCAAGATTTTGAACGAAAAGGGCATTGACCTTCGGGTCATGCTTTTTGATGTTGTTGATGCACCTAAGGAGGGAATTACGGCAGACCAATATTTCAATGTGCCTTACGAACGGCGGCGGGAGCTTCTTACCCACTATCTTAAATTTCTTCCCGAGAAATTTCATTTACCCTCAGAGGCTACCACCGAACAAGACGCCAAACGTTTACTTCAGGCCATTATCAAGCGTCGGCATCCTCTTACGACAGAGGGCGTGATTCTGTATCCAGCTACTGGTGTACCTTATAAATTCAAGACCTATAAGGACGCCGATTTTTATGTTGTCGGTATTACACCCGGTCAAGGAAAATACCGGAACCGAGGAATTGGTGGGCTTTTAATCTCGGATAAACCTGGCGGCAAACCCATTGCCGTCGTTGGATCAGGTTTCACTGATGAGCTTAGAAAAATGATTTATGAGAATCCTGATCAATACATTGGTCGTAAAGTTACTGTAAAATTCCTAGAGAGGACTCCAACTGGTTCCTTACGAGCCCCGACATTTCTTTCATTTGCCGACTGATATTTCTATATGCCCCAAGTTCTGCCAAATATCCCAACGGATTTCCTTCGGACAGTCCTTTCC